GCACAAAGATGCGCAGTAAACGTGCATTTTTCAGATTTGAAATGGAACGGAAAAATGGAAACGGTCAATCAGCGAATTGTCAAAATTGACGGGCTGGCTCAATACTTACAGGCTACTCGTTCAAACGTGCGGAGGCTCTGGCGGCAGTATCCCCATTTTTTCGTCGGAACCGGGACCGATCTAAAAGCCGCTCGCTTTGATATTTCGGATGTGCTATTGTATCTGAAAATCAAGAAGGGGGTGGGTTATGAGCGTATGGCAGGATCCAAAAACAAAAAGATGGAAGTACAAATTCGAACGCCAAAAACAAAGGTACAAAAAAGAGGGGTTTGCCACCCAAAGGGAGGCGATCCTTGCGGAGGCGGAAAAGCGGAGCTGGGTAAATGCTCCAGCTCAAACAGGGGCCATCCCCTCCGCTTGCTTAGAAGAGATAATCCTCGAGTATCTCGAATATTGCAAAAAACGCAGGATGGCGACTAATACGGTACGGCAAAAGTATTTCGTATTAACAAGTCTTCTTTCCGACATTGGAGATAAGCCGGTCGATAAAGTGACCAAAGAAGATATTGAATCGTATCTGGATACACGAATCGATTCGGGAAAATCAACACATAATCGGGATCTCCGGGATATTCGCGCGATGTTTAACTGGCATTTTGGGAGACAGGCTGTGCTTTTTAATCCTGCCAATGACATTTATAAAATAGGTGAGGATCTTACAGTGAGATACATCCCACCGATTCAAGATTATACGGTGGTTAAGTTGGTTGCCTCTATTGATGAGGTTGATTTCTTGGAAACCATATTTCACGCAGGCTTAAGAAGAATTGAGGCACAGCGTCTATTGTGGGACCGGGATATTAATTTTGGGTCCTCATCGCTTATTGCCTGGACCAGGAAACGTAAGGATGGCGCGTTGACTTCGAAGCCTAAGGCGATGACTAAAACTCTTCGCAGGGTCTTATATTCTCGATATCAGAAACGCGACAAATCAGATCCCCGAGTTTTTCAATTCGATACCGATTTTCTGGACCATATGATGCGACGCTTATGTAAAAAAGCGAAAGTGCAGCGATTCACTTTACATGCATTGCGGCATTTAGGCGCTTCAAGTCTCTTAACATCAAATGCACCTCTGCCGGCGGTTCAGGCATATTTGGGCCACGAACGGGTCACCACAACCGACATCTATGCCCATATGTTTCCAACGGCAATTCAACAAGCAGTGGACATTTTAGATAGCGTTGAAAATCAAGATCGGACCGATCAGACCGGTAAGGTGGAAGAAGGGATTCAATAAAAATATTATGTAAGTGGTTGAAATGGCGGAGAGAGAGGGATTCGAACCCTCGGTAGAACTTGCGCCCTACACTCGCTTAGCAGGCTACCGAACCTTATTGTAAGTAGCATAACTTATTGAATTTATTACACTTCGCCTTTACCAACGGCATCAAATAACACTAAATATACTGTAAGTGTTACTGGATCGGACCGAATCGGACCGGTGGATTGGGATTGGTTTATGGATGAAAAGTCAGTTGAGGAGATGGTCCGGAAACGTGTTGAGGAGGAGTTTAAACAACGGGCCGAGAAAAAGCAAGCGGAAACCCGGGCGGGAGTAAATGGAGAGGTTGATTCCCGGTTTGTCCGGGATTGTCTTTATGCCAATCAGTTAGGGGATGGGATGCTGTATTCGGCGCTTCATGATGGGCAATTTCTATTGAATCAGAGCAGCGGGGAGTGGATGTCCTGGACTGGGCATCATTGGGACCGGGATATCCGTCAGCGAGCCGTGGCATCGGTGGAAAATGTGGCGCAGAGGTACCTGCAGGATGCCCAGGATCTGGTCAAAGAGATCGATTGGGCCATGCAGAAAAAGGATACCAAACGGGCCGGATCCCTGAAGGAGATCCAGGAGGATATTTATAAACGGGTTGGAAGGTTGCGGACGGAGAATGGGAGAATGAATTGTCTCAAGTTCTCGGCGGTCAACCTGAAGCACAGTCTTGATATTATAGGTGATGAGCTGGATCAGGATCCCTGGGTGTTGGGGTGTGAGAACGGGGTCATCGATCTCAAGACCGGGGAGATGCGCCCCGGGAAACCGCAGGATATGATTTGTAAGGCCTCGCCGGTCGAATACCAGGGTATCGATGCGCCGGCGCCCATTTGGGAGGAGACTCTTTATCAGATATTCGGGGGGGCCAAGGCCGAAACAGATGAGGAGATCCGGCAAACAAAGGATCTGGTCGCCTACGTCAACCGTCTTTTGGGATATGCCTGCACCGGGCTCACCAAAGAAAATATCCTCCCGATCATGTGGGGTCAGGGACGGAATGGGAAGACCACGATCGTGGAAACAATCTCCAAGGTTTTGGGGCCCCTGGCGGCACCGATCCAGTCGGAGATGCTCCTGGACCAGGGCCGGGTTAAGAACTCTTCCGGACCCAGCCCGGATATCATGGCCCTGCGCGGCCTCCGGATCGCGTTCGGATCCGAGGCAGATGAGGGCCGCCGGTTCTCTCCTTCCCGGGTCAAGTGGCTGTCCGGCAGTGACAGCCTGGTAGGCCGGGCGCCCCATGATCGATATGAGACCTACTTTTTACCCACACACACTCTCGTCTTATTGACCAATCACAAACCCCATGCCCCTGCTAATGATTTCGCCTTCTGGCAGCGGGTGCATTTGATCCCTTTCCCTTTCAGTTTTGTCGATCGAGCGCCGCAAGCGGACAATGAGCTGCGGGCGGACAATGATCTACCTGATAAGCTTATGGAAGAGGCCCCTGGGATTTTGGCTTGGTTGGTGCGCGGGTGCCTGCAATGGCAGAAGATGGGTCTTGCTCCTCCACAGGTGATCATCGATGCCACTGCCGAATATAAGCGGGATGAAGATCTGTTGGGCGATTTCTTAGATCAATGCTGCCATGTCGATTCGGAGGCCGAAGCGCCGGCGTCCGGTCTGTATGATGCGTTTAAGGAATGGTTTTCTGAGAATGTCTCTAAAAAGAGTTCCATGTCACAGAAGAAATTTGGAAATTTAATGAAAGATCGGTTTGAGAAGTACAAAAGAGGGGTTTATTTTTACAAGGGGCTGCGCCTGTTGACATAGGGAGGATGTCCATATGCTTTGCGGGATCTGTAAGAAACGAGAAGGGAAAAAATATCGCATTCCTGAATCGTGCCACGATGGTTTTATGCTTATCTGTAATGATTGTGGCATGAGAATAAAAGCGCGGATGAACGAGCGGATTCTTAAACGAGGATATATCACGGACGACGACCTGCTCGCAGATTTCATTGATCAAAATTGTCTTATCGATCCTGCATGGCAGACTCGGACATGGGGTTTATATGTTGCATTTCGTGAATGGTTCACGACAAATATATCAAGAAGCTGGGTCCCATCCTGGAAAAAATTTAACAAGCTCATGACTGGTCGCTTCGAAAAACGTAGAAGAGGTGTCACATTTTACAAGGGGCTGCGCCTGCTCACGTAAATGCCGGACCATACGGACTATAAATCCATTGGTCCTGATAAACGTCCACGCTTTTTATTTTTAAATATCAACACTTTACAGCAGCAGTGAGACCATAAGACCATAAATGCACCGTATAAAGCCAGGGTGTTCTTATAGGAATGTTTAAGCCGTTTTCTATGCAACTATAGTCCAATAGTCCATTTACTATAAAAAGAGATAATATAAGGTATTGATATATATAAATAAAAGAGTGTGGACCATTGAATGAAAAATGATGGACCATATGGACCATTAAGAAGATGAACGTCGAACATTGAACGTTCAACATCGAATAATGAATGAGGAGTAGATATGGATATTCTCAATCTAAAGCGGATCTTGGGGCGGTATTTTTGGCCGCAGGGGGCAAACGAGGGAGCAGACCGCAGGCCGTTTGACCCCTAAAGAAAAAATGAAGCGGAAAAGCCGGAACCGGATGGCGCGGGCGAGTAGGCGGAGAAACCGAGGGAGGTGAATATGCAAACAAATCTATTTATCGAAAGCGGTGCAGAGTTCTCGCCTGATAGAGTTTACCGGTATTCGCTATGGCGATTCTGGAGCAAGGATAGCGCGTACGCCGCATTTGTAGGTTTAAACCCGTCGACCGCAGATGAACACAAAGACGATCCGACAATCAGGCGGTGCATTAGATATGCGAAAGATTGGGGTTATAGCGGAGTGATTATGTTGAATCTTTTTGCCTATCGCTCCACCGATCCAAAGCGACTTTATACCGTTGATGACCCTATCGGGCCTGACAATGATTTTCACATACGCAGTGCAAGCAGTAAGGCTCAAGTCACAGTTGCAGCGTGGGGAAACCACGGAGACTACCTTGATCGAGCCGCGACTGTAATACACCTTTTAAAAGCTCCGCAATGTTTGGGGGTGACAAAAGCGGGTAGCCCCAGGCATCCGCTGTATCTCAAGAAAGACTTAAAGCCGGTGCCATACATCAACCGTTAATCTGCTGGTTAGGTAAGGAGAATTGAGATGTTACATGTATCATTTGCAATGACATCGGGGGCTTTTACTGACCGGTCTAAAACCGAAACGAGACGGTTCTGGAAACCCCGGCACGCTGAGAAATTCAGACCTGGTGTTGTTTTTATGGGTATCACCAAAGATTTCCGTGCCGACGGGAAACGGATGCACCCGGCGCGTGTGATTTTTTGCCGTAAGGAATCTTTAGGGGACATGACGGAAGATAGTTTTTTGAGAGACGGCGGCACGCGGTACTGGCCGGATCGCATGGCCTACATTGCCGCGATGGGCGGCCCGCATCGTGTGCCATATGTTATCCGGTTCGAACATTTGACGCTGCCTTCTTTTCAAGACCAAATAGTTGATGAATTCGTTATCCCTCTGGCAAATATGGCACTTGATGGGAGCAATAAAAGTAATATTTACGATTTGTGCGATAAGGCAAAGGCGTTTATGGAAAAGAACGCGGAAGGTGCACCATGAATCTCACAGAAGAGCAATTATATACCCTGCGGCACATGTTGGGGATCAATAAACCTAACGATCGAATTCCGCGTCCGTATCGAAATTATGCTGCGGTAAATCCTGGCGATCAGAAATTTGCTGAAATGGAGCGATTAGGAGCCGTGGAAAGGTATGAAGCAAGGGCCGGGTCCGATTATGATTATTTTCAGTGTACTGCTGCCGGGAAACTGGCCGCAATACGGAGCCATAGAACAATCCGGAAAGCAAAACCTCAGCGGCGATATTCCAGGTTTTTGGATCTGTGTGACGCGATCCCCGAACTGACGTTTAAAGAATTCTTAACTGAGCCCGAGTTTGCTGATATTCGAGAGAGCGCCTAAGTCATGAACGTCCTTGATCTGACACGAAAATATTATGAGCCTCGGAAGGTCTCTTCCAGGAAAGGTGGGGAATATCATTGTGCGTGCCCGGGGTGTGGTGATGGGGGGAAAGGTGGGAAGTCGGACCGGTTTTGTGTTTGGCCGGAAGCGAATGAGGGCCAGGGGGCCTACTGGTGTAGGCGATGCAAAAAGAGCGGGGATGCGATCCAGTTTTTGAGGGACTTTGAGGGGCTCGGGTACAAGGAGGCGTGCGCCCGGTTGGGAATAGAGACGAAAGAGTTCAGGCCCTATGTGGGGCCAAAGGCGAAAAGGGAAAGGAAAATGGAAGAATGGAAACCGGATCCGGAGAAGGGACCGCCGCCGGAGTTGTGGCGGGAAAAGGCCGGCACCCTGGTGGAGTGGGCACATATGAATCTGATGCGGATGGAGGCGGATGAGGGACCTAAGAAGATGCTGCTCGAGCGGGGGATTAATGAGCATGCCATGAAGTTTGGCCGGCTCGGATGGAACCCGGGAAAGGACGGGAAGGATCTTTTCCGCCCCAGGGAGTCTTGGGGTCTCGAGACAGAGATTAAGGATAACGGGCAGAAAAAACGGTTGTGGATCCCTCGAGGGATCGTGATCCCCATGATCCGGCAGACCCGCTTCCATGACGGAGAAGTCTGGCGGATCCGGATCCGGCGCGAGAAGGATGACCCGCGATATTATGTGATACCGGGGTCAAATATGGATTGCATGCTCCGGTGGGAGGGACACCGGGCCTATATCATTGTCGAATCCGAACTCGATGCGCACCTGATCGAAAACGAGGCCGGAGATCTGGCCGCGCCAATCCCTCTCGGTAACGCCTCAAGGAAGCCGGACGCGCGGACCTGGCACAGCCTGCAGGGAGCCGCGGTGATTCTCAATGCCCTCGATTACGACGAGGCCGGCAGAGACCAGAGCGAGTGGTGGGCGCGGCATCTGCCCCAGTGCAAGCGGTGGATTGTAGTAGAGGGTAAAGATCCGGGTGAGATGTACCAGCAGCAGAGGCTAGTCAAAAGGGCGCTCGATATTAAACTAACTTGTCTTCCTCCGGACGTCCTGGATGTGTTTTCAAGCAAAAGGGCACTGAAGCAGCTTGAGACTGAAATAGTTCAGCAGGAAAGTGAAGAGGAAATTGAAAGACACTGGGAGAAAATTGAAAGAGTCCAGGAGGAACTTGAAATTAAACTGCGTTGTCTTTCTGTGGATTCCATACAAATGATCGGGGAGGTGGAGGAACTTAAAAAACACATTAAGAGGCTGGATCTGAGGGAGTGGATACAGGTGGGGCTGCCGAAGGGGTGGCGGATTTAAAAGATGAACATCGAATGGAAAAAGCCCACGAAATGAAAAATAGGACTAAAGCGGTCATTTGGATCATTGATAAGGTTTTTTAAAAAAGGGGGTGCAGGATGGAATTGAAAAAGGCGAAGTTTTGCATTGACTGTGAGGAGATTTTTGAGGGGGAGAATTGTCCCCGCTGCGGTGAGCGCTCCGTGTGGCGGTGGTTGAGAGAGTGGGTCATACCGCTACAAAAATTGACGAATAGGGATGCTGTTCGTAATTCGGGGCTCGGCTGTTCGTCATTCGATTATTAAAGAAAGCAATCGAATGACGATCAAGGATTGACGAATAATCGAATAAAGGAAAAGGAAAGGGAGGAGATGAAAATGCACACAAAAGAGGAATTATTGAGTTTGTCGAACATTGGTGATGGTGCGGCTATGGAGATGTTTGACTTGGAGCTCGGGAGGATCCTGAAAAACATTATGGATCCCAATACCGAACCTAAGGCAGCCAGGGAGATTGTGCTCAAGGTGAAGTTCCGTCCGGATGAGGACCGGGACCTGGCCCAGGTGGATGTGGCCGTATCATCTAAGTTGGCAGGCTCCAAGGCCTTTATGACAAGGGTGATATTTGGCAAGGATTCGCGGGGACGGATGGAAGCCCGGGAGCTTGAGACCGGTCAGCGGTCGTTATTTGAAAACAAGGGAAACGTGATATCGATGAACCAGGAAGGAGGGGAATGAGATGATAAAGGAAGCGATGGAAAAAGTGGTGGAAATGGCAACCCCGAAACTAATAAAGGTGAACGAAAGATCATACTCGAGCAAAACAATATTCCCGGTGATGGAGCCTGTGCCTGCCGTGCTGACTGATATCCATACGCTGACCGGATTGACGGATTATCTAAAAACCAATATTGACAAATTAGATATGTCCCAACTCCTGATCCACGTGCAGGGACCCGCACATGTCGCTTTATGCTCGCGTCTGACCGGGGATTTTTTATCACGTCCCCACTATCTGACTGCAACGGCAGAGTGCCCTGATTTCCTTTATGACCATTATTACAGTGTTGAGATGTTTATCATAAAACTGCAGGCCATATTTTTGCCCACCGAACTGCAGAGGCAGTTGTTAAGCATCGTGGGGAACCTCAAGGACTCAAACACAACCAAATTCAAAGACGACGGTGTTACCCAGGAGGTGACCGTAAAGGCCGGTATAACACGGGTGGAAGAGACCGAGATCCCGAACCCGATAGTGTTACAGCCGTACAGGACGTTTTTTGAGATCGGTCAGCCCGAGAGCCTGTTTGTTTTCAGGTTAAAGACCGGTCCCAACGGCAGCCCGTTATGTGCCCTGTTTGAGGCAGATGGCGGAGCGTGGCGCCTGAAGGCGATTGAGCGGATACGGGACTGGATAAAGAAGATGGTCCCGGAGGTGGCGATTATCGCGTGATGAGTACGGGGTAAAGTGTTTAATGTTCATAATTCGTAACTCGGTTATTCGTTAATCGATTGTTGAAAAAAAGTAATCGAATGACGATCAAGGATTGACGAATAATCGAACAGGAAAAAGAACAGGACTAAAGCGGCAAGACCATGGACGTGATATGTGAGCAGGCGGATGAGTGCCGGGATAAAGGGATTGATTGCGGGCATATGGATCTTCATACGTTTGGTTTGGATTGTTACGGGACATGTTGGGAGGCCACGGGGATGACGATCGAATGTGTGGCAATGAATACCGAGGATGAAATGCTGAAGGAGTTGAACTTTGATGACTGAATGTCTCTCACAGAGGCACAGAGAACACGGAGACTCTGATAACCATATCCGGATGATCCCTAAGGACGATCTCCTCTTGTGCGTCAAGGATGCGGTGATCATGAGAGATAAGGATTGCGGCCGGTTGGTGTGTCTTCCCGGCCGGGATGTAAAGGTTATGGCCGATGCAGTGGCGGTGACCGAGGGTGTGTATAAGGCGGCCAGGGATCAGGCCGTGAGACGGGTGCAACAAGAGAGTCTGTTTTATTAGGTAGGTGCAGATTGAGTTTAATTGGTGTCGCAGCGAACACAATAAAACTTAATAAAGGTAAAGGAGGAAAAGAGAATGGAAAATGAGATTTATCAGGAGGTAGAGTTGAAGAGGTTGCAGCCTAACCCGCTGAACCCGCGCAAGCGGTTTTCAGGGGCCAAGTTTGACGAACTGGTGGCATCGATCCGGGAAAAGGGGGTGATTGAACCGATCCTGGTGCGGCCTGTGGAAGAGGACCGGTTGGAGATTGTGGCCGGGGAGAGGCGGTACCGGGCGAGTCTGACCGTGGCCGAAACCGGGGGAGGCCTCAACGGGCAAAAAATCCCGGCGTTGGTGCGTGACCTATCCGATGAGGACGCCTTTGACATGATGTGTATCGAGAACCTACATCGTGAGGACCTCACGGAGTTGGAGGAGGCGGAGGGATTTAAGACCTATCTTGACAAACGGGGGCAGGATGCCTTGCCCGATCTGGCGCAGAGGACCGGGATCAACCCGAGATATATCCGCCGGCGTGTGGGAGTACTCTCGCTGCCAACAAAGACTTTAACGGCATGGGAAAAGGGGAATCTCAAATACGGGCATTTAGAGCAGCTCTCCAGGTTGCAGGATAAAAAGGAGATTAAGAAATACACGGGGAAGATAATTAAATGGCGCGGCGGGTATTCTGTCGGACGATTAAAGAATGACATTAATAGTGATGCGCCCGAGTTGAAATCCGCCAAGTTCAACCGTGAAAAGGCAGGCTGTTCAGCGTGCCAACAGAACAGCGATATCCAGAAAAGCCTGTTCGAACTGACGGACCTGAAAGGCGCCCATTGCCTGAACCTGAAATGCTTTAAACAAAACCAGAACAACTGGCTCACGGCCAACTGGAAAAAGACCGGGTACCGGAAACAGCACGGGACCAATGGTTTCCGGTTTTACGGAGATGTGGGCTGGCAAGACTATGAGGCCTTTGACGGTTACAGTAATCATAAACCCCTTAAAAAATGTAAGGAATGTGATTCTTTCATAACAATACTGCATCTTGATGGAAGAGTGAATGAAGGGAAGGTGTGTATTGGAGACAAAAATTGCTTCAGCGCATGCAGGGAATCAAGCAAGGCTTCCGATGCCGGGGATACCGGGCAGGCCGGCGCCACCGTCCGCAAGCCGCCGGCCTGGCATGGGGCCTACTTCCGGGAGCAGTTTTATAAGGAAGTATTGCCGGAGAGGCTGCAGGGACAGGTATCGGCCCGGATAGACCTCTTTGCGCTCTTAAAGTCAAACACGGATCTTCACGAGTGGTTTGGCCGCAAGCACGGCAAAGAGGCGAAGGATGACACCTGGGGCTTTTGCATGCGAAATGAAGAAATATGGGACATAGTGTCCGCCATGGAGAACGTCGACGCTATGGATGAACTCAACGAGGCGTCTATCCTGGTGGTCATGCAGAATCAATATGATACGAAGGGCCGGCGGGCGATCGCGGATCATATAGGGATATCCCTTGAAAAGGAGTGGCGGATCACGGAAGAGTATCTGAATAAAAAGACTATTTCGGAGATACACAAGATCGCTGAAGATTTTAAGGTGTTTGAACAGAAAGCGGCAAAGACCTTTCTCTATGAAACGCTGTTGAAAAAACGGGAGAAGTTCAAGAGTTGCAAGAAAGGCGAATTGAAACGGATATTTCTGGAAAGCGGTGTTGACCTGGCCGGTGTGGTGCCGGAGGAGATACTGGCGGAGTGAGGATAATACTACAAAAGCGGAGTTATGCGGATCTATATAATCACTTGTTAGCATCCAGGCACACAAATGAAAGAAATTAAGTTTTGCCCATGTTGTGGGTATCCATCTGAGATAGAGACAGATTCCAACATATTTCATGGTCAATGTTATTCAGATCGTTATCCCTACGCTATTGGAAATCAAGATCATGGGTATAAAATACGTTGTGTGAAATGTGGGTGCCAAACATGTTGGTGGCATTACAAAGAGGAAGCGATAAAAGCATGGAACAATCGGGCTAACAAGCCAGTCCAGTGGAGCGGTAGCCGCCCGCTGACTTAAATTGTTTGCGCCTTTGCGTGAGAAAATATTCAATATTCAATAGTCAATATTCAATTATAAAGTGCCGACTTACAAATACATATGTGAAGTTTGCGAGAGACCGGGAAAGGCGTGGCGGCCTGAAGGCCATCCTCCGCGGTTCTGCAGTAAACCATGTATGACGGAAGGGATGATCGGGCAGCCGCGCAAACCGGTCAAGTATATTATCACGCGGGAGATGCACACGCGGATTGAAACGGTTTATAAGCGTGATTCGGGCAACGGGCAGGTGGCGACACTGGCCAAGGCGTTACATCTGCCGAGATGGAAGATCACGCGGTATGCCACTACCTAGGGGTGGATCGCCAAACAAAAGGCAAAAGGGCCAACCTGGACCGAGGCAGAGACCGAGCAGCTCCAGAAGTTTGCACGGTATTCTCCGGGACGAATCCGGATAAAGATGAAGGAGCGGGGCTATATCCGGTCCGAGACAGCCATCGTGCTCAAACTCAGACGGATGAAGATGCACCAGAACCTGGCCGGGCATTCGGCCCGGAACGAGCGCCAGGGAGGTGATCACTGGTGGATCCTGGATCAAAATATCAAGGAATATGTTTTAAAGCATTTGTATGAGATCGACATCCGCAAGGTGGATAAGTACTGGTTTGTGGATATGATACAGGCGTAAGGCGTGAGGCGCAAGGATGGTGAGGGGAATAGATGCCCGTAGACTGGAGTAAATATCCGGATGATTGGCCGGAGATCTCGTTGGCCGTGAAGGAAGAGGCGGATTGGCAGTGTGAGATGTGCGGGAAGCAGTGCCGGTTACCGGGAGAGATGTTTGATACGCACAAAAGGACATTGACTGTGGCTCATTGTAATCACAGGCCGATGGATTGCCGACCTGAGAATCTGTGTGCCGCGTGTGCGCCATGTCATCTTCGGTATGATGCGAAACACCATGCGCTGACACGGTGGAAGAAAAGGAATAAAAACCAGTTGTGTTTATTTTGATAAACGCTTGGCGCGAAGAATTAAGATGGAACGGATGACTGCCCCCGCTTGTTAGAAAACTATCCATGACGTTCCCGGCGGCGGTTCATGGACCTGTGTTCTGCTTAGAGCAACAAAACACGGGCTTTGCTGGAAGTGGGTATTCCGGGCAGACAGACGAGAGGGTGAAGAGCCTATCGTAAAAGGGGAGGAAGTTAAGTTCACTTCGCGCCAAGAAATCCTTTAGCGTTTTTGGCAAGGATGATGTTCGTAATTCGGGATCGGAGTCTTCGCTTACCTCGATTACTCGTTGCTCGATTGTTAAAGAAAATCAATCGAATGACGAACAGCCGAGTGACGAGTGACGAAGGAAGGAGGAAAAAATGGCGGCAGTTTATGGGACTTTTGGGATTTTGGCGTTTATCGGGCTGTTGGCCGGGTTTGGGTTGGTGTGGCTGGTGGATCTGGTTATGGGTTATTTTCTTAATCGAATATCAATCAACAATCATTAATCCTAATGTGAGACGGAAATATGCCGGATAAATTCAATAGGCTCATAGAGGTTGCGGAAGATGCGGACCGGGAGGAATTGGAGATCTTCCAGGATACCAAGGATGCCTGCGAAAAGGCATTTAAGGACGATCCCGCCGAGGCCAAGGCCAACAAGTCCAATTTAGATGCGGCCAGGGACGCACTGACGGAGTGTGTGGCCCGGTTGTGGCCGGTTTATTTTCCGGAGAAGCAGCAGGCTCCTGCCGAGAGCGAAAAGCGGTTTAAAACCGGCGAGGAAATGAAAGAGTGTCTGGCCAGGGCAGGTTATCCGTGCGGAAAAAGTAAACTCCTGGCCGCCAAAAACAAATATCAGCAAATGACGGTGCAGGAGGATAGCACAGTACTGGAAAGTGATCTTATTGCCTATGCTAAAAAATATGTCGCTTACCGTGGTGACCCGGCAGCCGTGATGGATATGAATCAGCGGCGGAAAGTCAAAGGCGAGGCCGATAAAATAGAGAAACAGAACCGGCTGTTGGATTATGAGTTGGGAATAAAAGATGACATGTATACACTCACAGCCGAGGTGGAACTGCAGACGTCTGCGCATAAAATCGTATACGATCAGGAGGTCAGGAATATGCACCTGACCCAGGCCCTCGCATGGATTGAGCTTGTGCGTGGAGACCCCAACCTCGAGGCGGAATTTATAGCGGCCATGGCTCGGAAGTTTGATGAGGTGAATAATCAGATGGCCAAGATGGGTCAGTTTCAAGTTGTATTCGAAGCAGCGGATATAGAAAAAGCTTAGCGGCCTTGCGTGAGAACATAATGGATATTCAATCTTCAATAGTCGTTAATAACCCCTCCAAATGGTTGTCGCCCGTTCTCCTCAAGAAACTGAAAGAGAAAGGCCGCCTCGAGTATGTGGGCTCGTTTTCGCGGGCGGAAAAAAAGATCATGCGCACGCGCCGGCCGATCCGACCGAGCAAGTGGGCCGAGCGGCACCGGATTGTGACTCTAAGCAAGCTTGAGGGTCCCTGGCGCAATGAGGTGACGCCATATCTGGCCGGGATCATGGATGCCATGGCCCTCCCTTATGTGCGCACGGTGATCATATGCGCGGCCAATCAGGTCGGGAAGTCGGAATGCGTTCATAATTTTGTCGGATGGTGCATCGACCGGAGTCCGGGCCCGGTGCAGTACAATTATCCTGACCGTCCGACCGCGGCAGAGAACTGCAAGGACCGCATACTGCCGATGATCGAGAGTTCGCAGCGCCTCAGGAGTTATCTGACCGGGTACGAGGATGACAAATCGTCGCTGCGCATAAAACTGCTGCATATGCCGATCTACCTCGGGTGGGCCGGATCTCCCGCGCGGATGGCCAACCGGCCCATCAAGGTCATGATCTTCGATGAGACCGATCTATATCCCGATCAACCCAGCAAAAGAGAAACAGACCCCATCTCTCAGGGTGAAAAACGGACCATCACATATCAGCATGATCACAAGATTATCAAGATATCAAAGCCGACCCTCGAGAGCGCCCCCATCTCGAAGGCATTGCTGGGGATCCCCGGCAAGGTACCGCCCGAGGCCCAGGTGGTGTTTGATTATTGGGTAAAATGCCCCGGATGCCATAAGCATCACTTGATGACGTTTGATCAGATCAAGTGGGATAAGGAGGTCAATGACGAGGAGAAGGAGGTCCATCCGGATCCGGAGCGGATGGAAGCCCTGGGCCTTGCCTGGTATGAATGCGCGATCTGTAAGGCCCAATGGGATGACAACCAGCGGAATAAGGCGGTTCGTGGGGGCCAATGGCGCACGCGACAGCGGGATGAAGGAGAAAAGGTCGAGGGCGGCATAGAGATGTTCAAATATCTCGAAAAAGAGCGCCCCCGAAAAATCGGCGTCCAGGTCCCCTCATGGATAAGCTCTTTTATGTCTTTGTCCAAGGTTGCCGCGGCTTTTTTGCGGGGCCGGAAGGATCCGGCAAAGCTACAGGACTTTATCAATGCCCATAAGGCCGAGGCCTACAGGCCAAAGATCCGGGCACGAAAAGAAGATGACATTTTGGCTTTGCGGGACGATCGGGACCGAGGGGTAGTGCCGTCAGAACCGCTCGTGGGACTGACCGCGGTTGCGGATACGCAGGATGACGGATTCTGGTACGAGATCCGGGCCTGGGGCCCCTGGCCCGACCTGGAGAGCTGGCAGGTGCGCGAGGGATTTGTCCCCTCAGTGCATTCCAAGGATTTCAGGGCCTTGGAGCAGGTACTGTTTTCGGATGTCTACAGGGATATGGACGGGGCTGAATACCCCGTACAACTGGTCTTTATCGATACGGGCGGGCACCGGACAGGAGAGGTCTATGACTGGTGCCGGAAACATAACCCGCGCGTGATGGGGATCAGAGGCCACAACCGCATGGCCCTGGCCTGGCGGTGGGATAAACCCGGGGAAAAACACCGGAAGAAAGGCCGCGATATCAGGCTATACGGGCTTAACGTAAATCATTATAAGGATATGCTGGTAAATCGCCTTCAGATATCTCCCATAGACCCGGGGGCATGGCACCTGCATAAGGACACTACCATCGATTGGGCGAGGCAGATGTGCTCGGAGGTCAGGAATGACGAGAAAGGGATATGGGAGGTGATCGAGAGTCGCGATAACCATGCGTGGGATATCTCGGGATATCACATGGCCATGGCAGATATCTATCTCAAGCACTTGGGGTTGGATAGCGGCGGCAAGGACGGCAAGAAGGCTGGAGGCAGAGGATCAATCAAGGTTGCGCGATCGAAGTTTATGAGTTGAAATAAATTGATGATTGTTGATTGATGATTGAAAAAACCCTCTCACAGAGGACACGGAGAAAAGATGAACGTCGAACATCGAACATCGAATAGAAGGCCACGGAGACACAGAGCGCACAGAGGCTATTTTCCACCTATTACACTGTTAAAGAAAGTAATCGAATGACGATCAAGGAGTGACGAGTGACGAAGGAAAGAAGGGCGGGGGCATAGGTTAGTGGTTGAAGTTAATGTGGCGATATTTAACATCGGAAATTGTGTAAAGGGGAGATCAACCATGACAGCACTTAACGGGATGGGAGAGATTACTAATTATTACGGGTTTAGCGCCCCGACGATCCTGGCCTTGATTCGACACAGGGGCTTTCCGGCAAATAAGCTTTCCGGAATATGGGCATCGGATACGGGGTTGATCGATCAGTGGCGCAAGGATCAGATCTTGAACGGGAGCATGAAAAAACAGCCGAAAAAGAAGGGGGAAAAACAGCCTGTCAAGCGAAAAGATGAAAAGATATGAAAAAAGATGACATATATATGAAAAGATTTCAAAAGATTTGAAAAGATTTCAAAAGTGAGAAAAAACCCATGATATAATCCTATCTAATCTTTTCCTCCTTCTTAGACCGGCCAGTGCAGTGGCTGCACACCCTGCATTTTGGCCGGTCTTTTTTTTGCAGGATGGAGGAAAAACCAGTATCCAAGAACCAGTATCCAGGATCCAGAAACCAGTATCCAGCATCGAGCATCCAGGATCCAGCATGGCTTTTACCAACACAGATCTAACAAACGTTGAAGCGGCGATCGTGGCGTTGGCCACCGGCGAGCGGGAGGTGAGTGTCTCGCTTGGCGACAAGCAGATCCGTTATGCCGAGGCCGAAATAGATAAGCTGCGTACCCTCCGGACGGAGATAAAGACGGAACTGCAGGCCGGTGCCGGTCGCAGGCGGTTTTTGCTTACACAGACGAGTAAGGGGCTTTAAGGGGATTGTTGATTGTTGATTGAAAGGACAAACAATCACAAATCAACAGCAGTTACAATCATAAATCAACAATCCAAAGACAATCATCGATCAACAATCAACAATCCAAAATGGCCAGATCAGCATACCTTAAAATCGTAGACGCAAAGGGTGATCCCATACCCGCGAAAGCCTATGCAGGTCCCTATGAGGGTGCGGCCTATGGCAGGCGGATGAGCACCTGGGGTACTTCCACGGCCGGGGCCAATACAACGCTCTTCAGCTCTCTCGGTACACTCCGGGCACGATCGCGTCAGTTGGTGAGGAATGATCCCCTGGCCACAGGCGGGATGGACACGTTGGTGGCCAATCTCGTGGGTACGGGCATCACACCGAGGTGGCTCCTGAAAGATCCGGATCTCAAGGCCGAGATCCAGGAGCTCTGGGCCGATTGGGTCTTAGAGGCGGATGCGGATGAGATATGCGATTTCTACGGTCTTCAGTCCCTGCTCACCAGGGGCATAATCGAGGGCGGGCATATGCTTGTCAGGTTCAGACCGCGCAGACCCGAGTCAGGGTTTTCCGTGCCGCTCCAGCTTCAGCTCCTCGAGGGCGACCATCTCGATGAAACATATAACTCTATGGCGCCCAACGGAAACGAGATCCGCATGGGGATCGAGATTAACAAGGCCGGAAAACGCGCAGCATACTGGCTGTGGAAAGAACACCCGGGCGAGTCGTTTCTTACTTCCGGGGACCACTCTAAACGGATCCGCGTCCCAGCTTCGGAAATCATCCATGTTTTTCGGCCCCTCAGGGCAGGTCAGCTTCTCGGCACTCCCTGGCTCGCCTCGGTCATCGTAACCCAACACGAAACCAATCAGTTTGACGACGCCGAAATAGTGCGCAAAAAGGGCGCTGCCATGTTCGGCGGGTTTATTACCGAGATGCCGGGCGAGTCGGTGGATTACCCGCCTCTTGGAAAGAAGACCGATGACGATTCCGAGGGCCGCGACGTGGTGGCCCTGGAGCCGGGGACGTTTCCTGTTCTGCCAACGGGAATGGACGTGAAGTTTTCCAATCCCGCGGACGTGGGAGGCGGGTACGAGGCATTCACCAAGCGCCAGGATCGCAGGGCCGCCAGGGGATTCGGGGGGCTCACATACGAAAAATTCTCGGGCAATCTGGAGGACGTCAATTACTCATCCATTCGCGCGGGCAATCTGGAGTTTCAACGAATCTGCAAACAGACCATCTACACCGTGCTGGTCTTTCAGTTTTGCAGGCGGGTCACACAACGGTGGGTCGATACCGCCGTCCTTTCCCGTGGTCTCATCATGCCTGATTATACTTCCAACAGGCGTAAATATCATCGAATCAAATGGGATATAGACGGCTGGCCATGGGTGGATCCCCTCAAGGATGTGCAGGCTGAAAAAGACGCGGTCCGGTCAGGGTTTAAGTCGCGGTCCCAGGTAGTGGGTGAGCGCGGGCATGACAGCGAGGTAGTGGATGAGGAGATCAGCAGGGACAATAAGCGGGCCGATAAACACGAGAACGTCTACGACAGCGACGGCCGGATGACCGATAAGAGCGGGAAGGCGCAGCAATTAATAGATAACGAGGAATAAAGGGTCGGGAATCAAAAGGATAAAACTTCGTAATTCGGGATTCGATTATTCGTCATTCGATTGTTAAAGAAAATAATCGAATGACGAATAAGGAATGACGAGTGACGAAGGAAAAAGAGCGTCAATCAACAATCATCAATCCGAAGGGTAATTCAAATGAACGAAAAAGCTGTTTTGACGCGGTTGGCAGGCAGGATAATCAATACGCCGCTTATGATCCAACGCGAGATGTTAGACATAATACTCAGCGTGATCGGTGTCCGGATCGGGCTCCAGGTGCCCATGCCCTTAACGGCACAGGATTGGATCCCTGCCAATCCACAGATATTGGAGGAGACCCATGAGCGAATTGCCGTTATCCCCGTACACGGCTCATTAGTGCATCGTACCGGCGGCCTTACGACCCTGTCCGGCCTTACATCGTATGAGCAGATACGGGCCGATTTCAGGCAAGCCATGGACGATGCTGACGCGGATGCGACCCTTTTCGACATTGAAAGTCATGGCGGAGAGGTGGCCGGGGTCTTTGACTTAGTCGATGAGATCTATGAGGCCAGGGGGCAAAAGCCGATCTATGCCATGGTCAATGAGATGGCCTTATCAGCGGCCTACGCTATTGCCTCGGCAGCGGACAGGATATTTTTGCCGCGCACGGGTCTGGTTGGTTCTATCGGAGTGATTGCCGAGCATGTCGATCAGAGCGCTTTTGATGTAAAGGAAGGCCTGAAATATACCACGATTTTTGCCGGGGCCCGCAAGAACGATTTCTCGCCCCATCAGGAACTGAGCACCGAGGCTTACAAGATAATCCATGAAAGAGTGATGAAAACGCGCGACCTGTTCGTAGACACCGTAGCGAGAAACAGGAATGTCGAAGCAGCGGCGATTATGGCAACCGAGGCGGGTTCCTTTCAGGGGCAAGCCGCCATAGATGCAGGCCTGGCCGATGAAATCATGTCATGGGATCAGGCTATTAAATATATAAATTCCAATACTAAGCAAGGAGGTCAAATTATGTCAACAAATCCAATTACAAGCGCAGAGTTTAAAACACAACTGCAGGAACTTCTCACCATGCCCGATATGGACGCCGGGGCAGTGTTAGCGGAACTCGGTTATGTCCCCCGGTCAGAAGAGAAACCGGTGGATCTGGAAAAGATAACCGCCGATGCCGTGGCCCAGGGGCGAAAGGACGCTATGGACACCATGACGGGGATATTGGATCTCTGTGTCTTAGGCGGTGTGCCGGAGATGGCTGCCGGTTTCCTGAAAGAGGGCGTGAGCGTCGAAGATGCCCGGAAAAAAATTCTTGAATACAAGGCGGTACAGGACGGCAAGGATGAAATCATCTCAACGGTGGGGCCGAATAATACCGGCGAGGTCAATCCGCTGTTGGCCGATGCCCGCAAACGGCGCGATCAGGCAGCACCGAAAGTTTGAAGTGTGGAGTGCCTAAAGTTAACCCCGAACTTCAAACTTCAAACTCCGAACTTCAAATTTAATAAGGAGATAAATCATGGCAAAACTACTTGAAAATGATCGATTGAACGATGTGCTCAAATGGGAGATGGAAAATCTCTTCTCCCGGGAGAAAATCACCATCCTCAGCGGTGAGGACCTGCCCTGCGGCGCGGTCGTAGGAAAGGTCAAGACTTCTTGCCCCACTACCGGCACGGCAGACGGTGGAAACACGGGTGACGGTACCTGTACCGGCGTCACTGCCGGGGCACAGGTGAAGTTAGGGACCTATATCCTGACTTGTATTGCGGCGGCCGGCAATGCCGGGACATTCGAGGTCAGGGACCCGGACGATATCACGCTGGGCCAGGCAACTGTCGCTGTCGCGTATACCAGCGAGCAGATCGACTTAACCCTTAATGACGGGGCCGCGGATTTTATTGTCGGCGATATTTTCACCATCGCTGTTACGGCAGGCTCACTCAAAATGGTCAGGATCGCATTTGCCGCGGTGGACGGCTCAGAAGATGCCCATGGCTTTGTCATAGACGATTACGATGCCAGCTTGGCCGATCTGTTAGCTGTAGCCATTATAAGGGATGCGCTTATCAATCCCGATTATTTGGCATGGCCTATGGAGTTCACCTCGGGCGGCACCGATGTGCCGGCAGTGGGTGATATCGTGGTGGGCGCGACCAGTTCCGACACCGGCGAGATCGTCAAGATCACCCTGTCAAGCGGGTCATGGGCCGGAGGCGATGCGGTCGGGACCTTGTGGCTCAGAAAAGTGTCCGGAGAGTTCCAGGCCGAGAATCTCGATATCGACGCCCGGAGCATCACCAATTTTGCCGCCATCGCGGCAGCCCTTAAGACGGTGGATAACTTAGCCGTGTTAGCTGCTGCAGGCATTATAGAGAGAGAAGGAGCTTAACTGGATGCTGGATGCTTGATACTGGATACTGGATAAAACCAGAAACCAGTATCTCCCGCTAAGGCGGGATATCCAGGAACCAGGAACCAGGAACCAGAAACCAGTATCCAGACAAGGAGGTCCTACAATGTTACTAAATCCTTTTGAGATCGATGCCTTTAATGTGGTGTCTCTTACCGACTCCATCAATATCCTGCCCAATACTTACGGCAGGGTCAGAGAACTAAACCTTATGCCGGGAAAGGGCGTGCGCACCCGGGCTGTGGTGGTTGAAGAGAAACATGGCGTGCTCAATCTTTTGCCCACCCAGCCGCCGGGAAGCCCGGGCACAACGGGCAACAGGGCCAAGCGTAAGGTGCGGAGCCTGACCGTCCCGCATATTCCCCATGACGACGTGATCCTGCCGGCGGAATATGAAGGGATCAGGGCATTCGGCTCTGAAACCGACATGGCGGCCCTGGCCCAGGTCATGAACGATCATCTCGAGACCATGCGGGCCAAGCATGCCATCACCCTGGAGCATCTGAGGATGGGCGCTTTAAAGGGCGTCATTCTCGATGCCGACGCATCCACCATCTATAATCTCTATACTGAGTTTGAGATCACCCAGAAAGTGGTGGATTTTCTTCTCGGCACGGCTGCCACAAATATCCAGACCAAGTGTTTTGAGGTAGCCAGGCATATTGAGGATAATCTCAAGGGTGAGGTTATGAGCGGGGTCAGGGCCCTTATAAGCCAGGAGTTCTTTGACAAGCTGATCGCTCACGCAAAAGTGAGGGATGTTTTTGCCAATCACTCGGCCGCATTAGACCGGTTGGGCGGGGACCCCCGGAAAAACTTCATTTTCGGTGGCATAATCTTTGAGGAATACCGGGGTGTGGCCACGGATCCGGACGGGACCTCGCGCAGGTTTATAGCCAGCGGAGAAGGGCATGCGTATCCCGAGGGCACAATGAATACCTTTAAGACCATCTTTGCGCCGGCCGACTTCGTGGAAACGGCTAATACGCTCGGCATCGAGCTGTACGCCAAACAGGAGCTTCGCAAGTTCGGGCGCGGTATCGATCTGCATACGCAGTCTAACCCGCTGCCTCTGTGCTATCGACCGGGTGTGTTGGTGAAGATTCATAGTTCGAACTAGGGATTGATGATTGTTGATTGTTGATTGTTGATTGAAAAAAGAAAAATCAATCATAAATCATCAATCATAAGTCAACAATCCGAAGGAGAAGCCATGTCAGGTGAAATATTCGTCGGAAATGTTGAGGGCAAATCCCAGGCCGATGGCGCGCAGACTATCAGCCTGGGTACCGACGACAGGTTCCGCGAGCATCAGATTCAATTGGAGGTGAGCGCGACTCCGTCGGCCGGCTCTCTCGATGTGTCCATTAAGACACCGGGGGCCACGGATTTCGCATCGCTCGGCAATATTGGGGACCATACCATAGATATGACCGACAGCACGCAATATATCCTGCAATTCAAGGGATATGCGACTGCCATCAAGGTAACGCCGACCGGCTTTGACGCTGATAAGACTTACAGCGTTTATGTTTGTAGTGGGGCGGGAGTGTGAGGAAGGCGTAAGGATGATGTTCGTAATTCGGGACTCGATTATTCGTTATTCGATTGTTAAAGAAAGTAATCGAATAGCGATTGACGAGTGACGAAGGACAACGGAAGAGGAGAGCCCTAAATACCTTCAGCCTTCAGCCTAAACAACCTAAAACAAGGAAGTAGAGGATGACCGCGGAGGAGATATTCGATAAGGCTGAAGAGCGGATCTTTGATCGGCTGGGCAAGGACGCCGTCTTCACCCCTGCGGTGGGGGATCCGGTTTCGTGCAAGGTCAACTTGGAGAAAGGCTCCGATTTCCAGCCGGGCGGGTTGGATGCCCAGGTCTGGGGATCGGAGACCTCCATCGAATACAGGTTGGCCGAGGTGGGGAAGGAAGCGGACCGGGATGAGGTCTTTACCGTGGGCGGGACGGATTACACGGTGAAGGATGTGATGGAGAATGACGGGCGGTTTGTGAAGGTGGCGGTGAAGAGCGCATAGCGATGGCGTTCGTAATTCGGGATTCGATTGTTCGTGATTCGATTATTAAAAAAAGCAATCGAATAACGAATAGCGATTGACGAGTGACGAAGGAAAAAGGCGTTAGGATGGCGGCGAATCAACCATTGAGGGTGGAGGTAAATCAGCAGGATCTTTATGACGTGAGGAGCCTGCTCGATGGACTGAGCGATGCGGTGCCTAAAGTCACCAGGATGGCGGTCAACAAAACCCTGACCGGCGTGAGGACCGATGCTACCAATGAGGTGAGCAAGGTTATTACGCCTACAAAGACCAGGATCCGTGCGAGCATCAGCGTGAAAAAGATGACGACCGCAGATGACAGCGCCTATGTGCGATGCAAGGGAAAACAGATGCCCCTGATACACTTTAAGGCCCGTCAGACAAAAAAGGGCGTGACCGTCCAGGTGTTGAAAAAAGGGTCCAGGAGCCTCATTAAGCACGCTTTTATTGATGATATGAGGAGCGGCCACAAGGGAGTTTTTGTGCGTACTGAGTGGGGGGGGGTCAGGCAGCCTCTTAGGAAATCCCAAGATTCTTATGCTTGGTATGGTGTATTACCTCATAAATACAGACTTCCCATTAAACAACTTTTCAGCTTTGCCGTGCCCGACGTATTGGGTCACCCGCCTACCATCAAGGCGGTGCTGGATCTGGCCGGACCCAGGCTGAAGAAGGAAATGGATCGGGCGCTTAATTATGAGATCAGCAAATTGAGGTAAATTAATCGTGAGGAAGGTGTTCGTAATTCGGGATTCGATTGTTCGTTATTTGATTGTTAAAAGAAAATAATCGATTGACGAACAGCCGAATAGCGATTGACGAGTGACGAAGGAAAAATGGAAACCATACGAGAACAGATCATCTTAGCGGTTATCAGTAAATTAGCCATTATCCGCACGGCCAACGGGTATAACACCGAGGCCGGAGCATTGGTGAAACGGGTACAGAAAAAGCTGGATCCGCCTGAACTGCCAGGGGTAGTGGTGTGGCCCAAGACCGAGGATATGAAGTACGACTACGGGGCCGGGCTGCATATGATGCCGCTGCAGGTGGAAGGGCTCAAGCTGCATGCGGATGTCAATCCGTCTGTTGTGGCGGAACTGCTGTTGGGTGATCTGATAGAGGCAATGGTGGGGATCGTGTGGTCTCTCTCTTTTACCTCGGGCGGGACCTACGAGATCGAGGTGGGGGATACCATCGAGGGCGCCACGGGTGGAGCCACCGGTTATGTGACCGGCGTGAGTGTTGCGACGGGTACATGGGCCGGCGGCGACGCGGCCGGGACCCTGACCCTGAGAAGGGTGACCGGGACATTCCAGGCCGAGAATCTCGATGTGGGGACCGATCTGAATGTTGCCACCATTGCCGGAGCACCTACCGGCACGGATCCGGTGGACGGAACCGCCGGCGGATTTGCCGAGGCTATAGAGTACGCGGGCGGAGGGATCGATGAGTACCCGGAAGGGGCAGATGAAGCCACCGGCGTGGTGACAAACTGGAATATCAAGTATCGGACGTTGAGCGGGGATCCGTATCACCAATAACGAAGGTGTAAGTATGATGTTCGTCACTCGTCATCGGAGTCTTCGCTTACCTCGATTATTCGCTATTCGATTATTAAAAAAAAGAAAAACAGTAATCGATTGACGAGCAGCCGAATGACGAGTGACGAAGGGAGGAGAACAAATGGAAAATACACCAATTGAGAGATACGGGAGAAAGCTGGCCCATGTGGTCAATATGTATCTGCGGGAGGTGAAGCCCGAGGGCTGGCATGTGGATAAGGAGCTGACCCAGGAGGATGGGGAGAAACTGTTGGAAAAGATAAACGTCCAACATCCAACATCGAACATCGAATCTTGAATGGGAGCTGTATCCAGGATCCCCGCCCGCCGCGCAAGCGAGAGCGTTGCGGGCAGGCAGTATCCAGTATCCAGTATCCAGAAACGGAGGTAGACAAATGCCAACAGCAGAAAATGCAATATTTTATTACGAGGCCGGGCAGGATCCGACGGCCATGGTTGCCCTGACCGATGACGGGGACCATATTACCTTTAATTCTGCGGCCAATTTCTGGTCCAACCGGGACGGGTATTCCCCTGTGGTGAGACCCAACGGGCTCATGACCGGCGGGGCCGTGATCCCGGGTGTATCAGGGAGCGATGACAAGATCGATGTGGCCGCCCTGATCTGCTATCTGGCCGGGGTTGAAACCGATGTGGGGGCCGCGGCAGATGAGGACATAACCCGTGGTGTAACTACCGATACTCATATCATCAATTCCGTGACCATCGATTCTGGCGGATCCGTTGCTATTGTGGCCGGGACCGATCACACGGAATTTTCGACGACCAGAGGTGCCAACGGCGGGCCTCCGTGGATACCCACCGGGTCCATCGAGATTGCCCAGGTGAGACTCACCAGTGTTGCTGCAGCAGTAGTTACCGCCGATGAGATCTTCCAGGTAGTTGGGACCCACGTGGAGCGGTGGGATTATCCCACATGGGATGAGAAGCGGATCCGCGTGACCGATCAGGTGGTTGGATATGCGGGGATTGACTTTATTTCGGCCCTTCCCCTGATCCATTCTGATGACGCCGGGTCTACAACTGCCGGGAAAAAGGTCTATGCCGAGTATTACGAGCCGATCTGGGCCGAGCTGCCCAGGGCCGAGAACTTTGTCCCGCCCGAGAACTCTCATTCCGTGAGTTCGAAACAGGTGTACGGGGGCACGATCGGGGCCAGCACGGCGAGCTTAGGCCAGGGATCGTTCACCTTCTACCCCCTGGATGGGATAACCGACAACCTGATCAAGTTGGCCAATGAGATTCTCCTCTTCAAGTTCAAGCAGAACCGGCTTAAGGATCCGTATATCATTTGCCAGGGGAAACTCGGGATCGCGCCCACATATCCGGCAGGGGATAACCTGACCGCGGGGGCAACCATCAGCGCCGAGGAAGTGTCACAGAGGGCGGCAAGTTAAGGGGCAGGGATTTACTGTTCGTAATTCAGGGTTCGGAGTCTTCGCTTACCTCGATTGTTCGTTATTCGATTATTAAAAAAAACAATCGAACGACGAACAGCCGAGTGACAAATGACGAATGAAAGCAGAACAGGAGTAACGAATGTTTGATGTGAAGAAGTTTATGTCTGCCCAGTTTGTGGCCCGGGAAGAGGATGTGCCGGTCCCGGATATGAAGGATTTTTTCGGTGAGGATAAAAAGCCGGTGTGGCGGGTCCGGGGTCTGAACGGCCAGGAGTTGGGGGTGGCCAACGCATCTGCCGAGCGGAACCGGAACATCGAGGCCGTGTTAGAGGGGATTGTCTCGGCCGTGTCAGCCAAAAAGGCCGAGGCCGTACGTAAACTGGTGGGAGCCCGGGAAGATGTACCTGACGATATTGCCAAGCGGTTGGAGATGCTGGTCCTGGGATCGGTTGAGCCCGCCGCCGATATTGAACTGGCCATAAAGATCTGCCGGGTCTATCCGATCGAGTTTTATTCCATTACCAATACCATCAACCGCCTGACCGGTATGGGCTTTGATACAAAAAAAAAGTCGACATCCTCTGGCAAGACATGAGCGTGAGGGCCTCCCTGGCCCTCTGTCACATCAACCATTCCTTCCTCTATGAGACCCGCCCGGATCTCTTTCCCTATGGATTTTTGACCGACGTGGAGCTGCAGCTATGGGCGAATTATTTCGATTCAAAACAATAGCCACAGACCCGCCTGCCTCGCGCCCGCCTGCCATCGCCTGGCACTGGCGGGCAGGTTGCGAAGCATTGCGGGCAGGGGACACAGAGAGGGAGATAATGTTCGTAATTCGGGATTCGATTGTTAAAGAAAAATGGAGGAAAAGAAAATAATCGAACAACGAACAGCCGAATGACGAGCAACGAACTAAACCTTGCGCCTTACGCCTATCGGAGCGACACATGGCTGATCTTGAAAAAACAGTAGAAATCATATTCTCGGGTACAGACAACGTGTCCAAGACCATGATGACCGTTACCGGGTCCCTGGACCGGTTTGCCTCAAAGACCCAGAGCGTGACACAGCCCCTGGCCGATGTGGCCGCGGGCGTACTCAAGACCGAGGCGGCCTTAGGGGCATTGGCGGCCGGGGGTCTGGCCTATGCCTATGCCAAATCCATCGAGTTTGAAGGGGCCACTATTGATCTGAAAAAGGTCATCGGCGAGGAGATCGAGCTGCTTGATTCCGCCCGGGAACATGCCTTTGAGCTGTCCAGCGAATACGGGGTGAGCGCCTCCAATGTGCTGAAGAGCACGGCCGCATTCAAGCAGGCCGGTTTCACAGTTAAGGAGGCAATGATTCTGACAAAGGACGCCCTGGATCTGGTGATTGCCGGGGACTTAGAGGCGGCCGAGGCCAGCGATGTTTTGATTGCGGCCTTAAAGGGCTTTGACGCGCCCGCGTCCGATGCAGCCCGTCTTATAAATATCCTTAACGAGGTCAGTAATAATTACGCCACGGACGTGGAGCAGTTGGGCCGGGGCATGGCCGGGATCTCGCCCATTGCCAAGGCCATGAATTTTTCATTTGAAGAGACTGCCGGGGTGATCACCCCTGTGATTGAGGTATTCCGGTCCGGGGATGAGGCGGCCATAGCCCTGAAGACCGGGCTGTTAAAATTGGTGGATGACTCCAAGCCGGTAAGGGAGGCCCTGGCATCCATCGGTGTGGCCCAGGCAGACGCAAACGGCAATCTCCGCTCGGGTAAGGATATCCTCTATGACGTGTCAACGGCCTTTTTGACCCTTGATGACACACAAAAGCTCTTTGTCACACAGCAGTTGGTGGGTATACAACAGTCGGCCAGGATGGTCCAGGTTTTTGATAATCTCAGTAAATCCACTGACATCACAAAGACCGCGCTGAATTCCGCCGGATCCGCAGCCAAAGAGGTGGCCGATAGATTGGCGGCCGGCGAGGTGGCTGTAGAACGGTTTAAGGTGGGATTTACCAATCTCGCCACAGTGATTGGAGACAAGTTCAGGGACTCGGCCACAAGGGCCATTGCCGGGGCCACTGATATTGAAAACACCTTGCAGGATCTGGCCGAATCCGGCGCCTTTGACGACCTGCTGAATGTGGTGGGCGATATGGCCGATAACATCGGCGGCATGTTTGAGGGGATCGCCAAGGCCATGCCCGAGGCCCTCAAACAGGTGGATTGGAGCGGATTTACCGGTTCTTTAGAGGGTGTGCTCGATGAAATCGGGGATCTCTTTGACGCCATGTTCGGCGATGTGGATCTGACCACGCCCGAGGGCCTGGCCCAGGCCATGCAGAAGATTATCGATGCGGGCGCAGCCCTGAATAATGTCGTTAGTGGTTTATTAGATGCCTGGGAGCCCTTTATCCGGGGTCTGAGCGAGGGGATAGACAAGTTCTCCCAGGGCGGGGCCGATGTGCAGGAGTTTGTGGGCAAGATATTGGGCTTTGGCCAGGCCGTAAATAAGGTCGCCGGATTGGTGACGCCGCTGACATCGGGCCTAACCGGTCTGAGCGGGGCATTTTATGCCATGGCCGGGGTCTCGGCGGGAAAGACGCTCCTGTCGTTTTCCGGGTCCGCCTCCACTATGCTGGCCAGTATCAAGGGCATCCCCGCTGCCATTAATGCGGTTATCGGGACTACCGCCGGCAAGGCCGGGATGCTGGGTCTGGCAGCCGCGGCCGGGTATGCGGCAGGGACTATTATACACGATAATGTGCCGGCCGTGCGTAAGGGTGCGGCCGCGGTGATCGAGTGGACCGACAAACTCCTCAACTGGACCGGGACCCAGAAGAGCGCGAGCCAGACATTAAAGGAAAATGAGGCTTTTTTGAACGCTCAAAAAATCGCGTTAAGCAGGGTCACGGATGAAACAATAGAACTGGGTGACGCAGTCGGTGGCCTGAAGGGTGCTGAAGTAGACATTGATGCTGACATAGATCCGTTTAAGCGTAACTTAGCTATAGTAAATGACGCGATGGCTGAATGGGAATATGCAGAGGCCATAAAGACACTCACAATCGATAATAGGGAGGCCCTGGACACTTTACAGGAAACCCAGGACTCTATTGACTCGATGGGTATGGATCCCGATGCCTTTGAGGGAATAGAAGATTTTCTGGACCAGATTGATGAGGAACTCGAGGATAACAAGATTGATCTCGGGGTTGATGTTGATGACAAGGAGCTTGAAGATACCAGAAATAAAATAAAGCAGTATCTCAGTCCTGCGTCAATGGGGCCGGTTAATATAGGATTGGATATAGGAGAGGGTGTGGGAGGCATATACGACCAGGTTACGTCCCAGTTCAAGGATAAGCCTATTCCCATAGAGGATATATTTGACCCTTCAGGTCTGCCTGATCTGTTTGACGCTCTGGAAAATGCCGATAATCTACGCACCAGACTGCAAATAGAAAGGGCGATACAGCAGCAGATGGATATTCAAAGACAGCTGGCAGATAACATTAATGCAGCGGCTACTCAGTTGTATCAAGCGGCTTATGTCATGAAGTCATCGAGTGAAGCAGGTGGGGGTACTATTGAGATAGACGCCCACGGTCTGGAACCGGAAATGGAAGCGTTTATGTGGAAGCTGCTGAAGAAGGTACAGGTCAGGGCAAATAAGAGCGGGGCGGAGTTTTTATTGGCAGCGACGTAGGTGAGCCGTTTCACGGCTCGAAACTGGAAACTGGAAATTAGGAAGCGGAACAGGGTCCGCACACATATGAAAACCGAATTTCTAATTTCCAATTTCAACGTTCCGGAAGCGGTTATCGATAACCCCAAACGATTGGTAAGTAACAAATCAAAACCATAGGGGAACGTTTCATGATATCCATCACCACACAGATATCGAGCAGCTATGTGGTTGTGCTGCAGGAGGATCCGGACGGGAGCAAGCTTGACCGTTTCAGCCGGAGAGTGTCCAGGAGAGCCACGCTTGACGGCGATGCAGTCGTGAATGACTCGGGTTATTCGGATATGGATCGGACCCTGATTGTGGAGGCAGAGATCACCGAGGCACAGAAGGCGACTCTGGAGTACATGATCAAGACCTATTCCCGGTTGAACATATCGAGTCGCGCCGGGTTTTTTGTCTGTGCGCCGGAAAATATAGAGGCTGATAACGGGCAACTGAAATTGACCCTGCTTGTGGCGGAGTAAAGGAATAACCGGTACTGGCAATTCGTAATTCGATTGTTCGTAATTCGATTGTTCGTAATTCGATTGTTCGTAATTCGATTGTTCGTAATTCGATTGTTCGTAATTCGATTGTTCGTAATTCGATTGTTCGTAATTCGATTGTTAAAGATTGTTAAAGAAAATAATCGAATCACGATCAACGAATGACGAGTGACGAAGTAAAACAAGGAGGTAATCATGGCAATAGTAACAACCTGGTCAAATCACGGAAAGTTTCAAGCATTGTCAGAGTTTTTCAATGCTTATGTGTTTAAAATCATTCTGATGAATAATACTTTTACATTCGATAAAGATACTCATGCGACTTTGTCGGACATAGCAGCAGATCAATTGGCGACTGCGTATGGATACACCCAAAATGATAAAACATTGGCCAACATAGTTATAACCGAGGACGACGTAAACGACCGGGTGAATATTGCCTGGGACGATGTGAGTTGGTCGGCTGCCGGTGGATCTATAGGGCCTTCCGGAGCTGCGATAATCCTTGGTTTTGATGTTATCGAAGCTACTGAATTTTTTACCACGGCAATAGATCGGACATTCACCGGCGGAGGGACTCATTGGACGAATGGGGACCTGGGAACAACGTTTGATGAAACTACTGATTTGAGTCTCGTGTCAGATGCTACCGGTCAGTATTGTAAAATCACATTCACTGACATTGGCACGGCCCTGGTCGCTGGGGGTCGATATAGGCTGCAATACGATTATAGCGAAACACTGGCAGGATATGAATTCAAAATAAATGGTGCGGCTTTACAGGTACTTGGTGACGCGGTTGCAGGCACAGCCCAGACGATTGATTTTATTGCCGATGAATCGTTTACCGGCGCGCATGAGCTGAGGATATATTCAAAGACAAACGCTGCGGCGGCGGGTGACTTTGATAATTTTTCTCTCAAAGAACTTGGCACCATTATTCACTGTACTGATTTCGGGACGGATTACACGGTTACGGATGGAACGAGCTTGCTGCTTGAAAATGTTATTATAAGGGGGACATAATGACGACGGTGGCACTCCCGCCTGCAATTATTAATCTGACTGCTTCGGGCGGTGTTCAGCAGCAGATTCCTTTAGCTGCCGCCACGTTGGTATTGAGCGGGTCTAATGGCATCCAACAGCAAGTTCCTGCCGCTGCTGCAATTCTTAGTCTGACCGGTTCCGGGATGTCACAGTTTCAAATACCCATAACCGATCCTGCTGTGTTGATTCTGGGCGCTGGTTCAATGAAAGTCTGGGACGGTGCAGCTTGGAAAGCATGGGTTGAAGCATACGGGAATCTGGCCACCAAATACTATTATCTGACCCTGACCGGAGATAATGAAACCCCGCCTGTGGCAGATATCACCATCCCCATGACATCGTTCCAGGCCCGGCGCAAATCCGGGGACCCGACCTTTCTCGCCGCGGTGATCCCGGGGACCGATTATGAGGCGGCCATAAACGCCAGGTCAAACGGCGAGATGATCATTGAAATGGCCTATGAACTGCACGGCGTGATCGAGTACCAGGAGGAGATCATAAGGGCCGATTTAGACCCTGACGGAATCCGGGTTGATGAAGGGGGCCGGAATCAGTCCATTATACTGACCGGGCACAAGACCGAGTCGTTTGTGAGCAAGGTGAGCTGGCTCCATGACGTGACTTACAAGCGGGATATTGACGGAGATCTGGCCTACCGGTGCGCGTCTTGTGACTTGTATCTGAATCCGGGAGACACGGCAAAGTACGGGTCTGATTCGTTTACGGTGAACCAGGTTGTGTTGAGTATATCGCCGGAGCTGCAGATTATGGAGGTGGAGGAAGCGGCTACTTAGAGATTGATGATTGATGTTCGATTGTTCGTTGTTCGATTGTTCGTGATTCGATTATTCGATTGTTCGTGATCGGAGTCTTCGCTTACCTCGATTGTTAAGGAAAGCAATCGATTGACGAACAGCCGAGCGACGAGTGACGAAGGCATAAGGCGCAAGGTACCATATGAGCAAGGGAACCATAGTCAGCGGTGGAGCGGATGGCGATTATAATGTCGAGATTGACATGCTCGATGGTGATAATCAGACCATGCAGGCCTGGTGCGCCGATAAGACAGAGGATCTCTCCGGAGAGGTGGGTGTGATCGAGATCGCAGGGGATATTGACAAGGGTGTGAACATACAGCCGGGGCATGATGGAAATGCCGTCTATGACGCTGCCCGGGACGGCGCCATGAAACAGATCCAGCCGTTCCCGGCAACATCCCCCACAGGCGAGGTGTACTGGAACTGGGCCATGCGTCCCGGCTGGCAAAAGTGGCGTACTAAATACAGATACGGAACCATAACCCATATTTATAGCGACACAGATAAGTGTGATTTGACCTTAGAGGCTTGCTTGGCAACTGACACACCTGACGGGAAGAGCTTGGATGTCAATCAGGAAACATCACTTGGAGATGTTCCTATCGAATATATGGACTGTGACGCTTCAGCTTTTAGTGATGGTGATGAGGTGATCGTAGAGCTTAGCCATGATGCAAATAATAATTGGATAAACCCTAAAGTGATCGGGTTTAAGAGTGAGCCGAAGGCTTGCTGTTTTTTTCGTTTTTCGCTTGTTGGTGCCGATGGTCCTGCTTTGATCGAGGGTGTTTTATTCTCAGTCTACAACGAAGAACAGGTAGCTCAAAGTGTGATAAACCTTGAATATGATGAAGATGAGGAGTATTGGGGATTTGCCTTAAATCGTGACCAAGAGGGTTACGATTGCTCAGGCCCTTTTTGGGTGAGATATATGAAAGGAGGATATAAGACAACTCAGTATTTAGCTAAGGATACAGAGGGTGATTGGTGGAAAGAAACCGATATGATTATTTTTGGAGATGGTACTTTATATGAAGATGTAATGCAGCTCTTGGAATCAGAAACAGATTATTGGGAAGATTGGGAAGATGATTTGATTTGCGGAAAACATGAGTGGGAAGTGGGGGCATATATAGATGGTGATCAGCTTCATTATCAAGATTCTTGCGTGACCTTACCTATTAATGAAACTGGTCAGTATGGAAGCTACCTTGATCTTTCCCTTGAAAATGAAGTAATTTCAATGACTTGCAATACTGTGCATCATGAAGATGATAACACAACATCGCTTGCTCAGATGGACGTTTACAATAGTGAATCCGATTCAATGCCACACGTATTAGGCCGGAAAATAAAAATTAAGTTTTCTAATTATAGTTATGATTACAGCGGGCCGTATCCATATGTAGAGGGGAATATATATATTAAATCTGAAGCAGGGAAACTTTTAATACTTTGGTTTGCTTATGCGACTGATAAAGCCCCAGCATCACCTGTTGATAGAAAATATGTATGGATTGGTGATGAGATAGAAGTGGGGGAAGAATTAATTCTTGATCTTTTTGAGGAGAGGTTTGAGTTATTTGAGCCTGGTGACCCTATTGACCGAATAGGTTTTTTTGGAATGGGGAACTTGGGAGGAAACATAAATTTTAGCATTGATTATATTCATTTTGCAAAATGGGAAGAGTTTGGAGCAACGTTTTGTGCAAATCAGAATTGGGCGTGTTATATGGAAGGGATGCCTGAGTATCTTCTTTGTCCCCCTGATACAACCTGGATTTATGATGATGAGGAGAATAATGGTGGAACCGGGATTATGAAGCTCAACGAAATTGAGAAACCGGATGAGTCTTCCAGGCAAAATTACAGTCTTCAATTAGAATGTCACAGCAATGCCGGCCAAAGTTTATTTAATTTTATTGTTTGGGAGCGAGACAGATATAATCCAGACGAGGAACACCCCCTCCTTGGAACTCTCAAGTTTAAATTTTTAAACATTGCGGAGGCTAATTTAGACGGAGAAGATCAATACGGGTACGGGATGATATATATTAGACAAAACTCAAATGAAGGCCTTCGCCTATATTTTTCAGCGTCACAAGGTATAATTGACACCCTACCTTATACAATCGGAAGTAAGCCTGCTCTATGTCTTGAGTGGATCAGGCCTCTTATTACATTAGGGGAAGAAACAGTAATTGATCTCACTCAATATGCTTCGATGGCTCCTGGGGAAGAAATACAGTATTTTACGATATCTTTAAGCACAGAAGGGCCTCTTGCAGCCTCCATAGCGGTAGAATTGGATTATATAGATTTTGTTTATTAGTAATCCCAAAGAACCTGATCCCTTCTTTGGTCAACGAAAATTAAAAGGAGAAAACAAAATGTTACAAAAAGACGAAACAAGGGCAATCGAAAAGGAGCTTAGTCTCTATTTCTAAAATAATAATTACTCACGGAGGCAAAAACACCATGAAAAAAACACTAATCATCACAGCGGCAATCATGCTTTTCGCTTCAAACGCTTTGGCGCTTGATTCATTAAATGAAAGAAAATAATCGAATGACGAATAGCGAATGACGAATAACGAGTATCCAGTATCCAGTATCCAGTATCCAGAACAGGAGGCGAAACACTATGAAAAAAACACTTATTATTATCACAGCGGCAATTATGCTTATCGCTTCAAACGCTTTGGCGCTTGATTCATTCAAGATCTTCCGGAACTACAAGGGGGATCAGACCTTTGCCATTCCCCAGGGGTATGTGAACACATATCTGTTGACGGCCAGCGCTGCCAAGACCATAACCATTCCAACCGGATCCCGGTATGTCATTTTCGCGTCCACCGCTGATATCTGGGTCAGGATCGGGACCGGGACGGCTGCGATCCCCGCGGGTGATACAAATAACGGGACCGGAAGCGAACTGAACCCCATCTGTCGATGGATTGAAGGCGAAACGCAGATGTCTGTTATATCAGCCTATGCGGCCAAGGTCTCCATTACATATTACGAGTAATGGGATAACTCAAAACTCAAAACCCAAAACTCAAAACTCGAAGCAGTCGGAGGTAAAAACCATGAAACGAATATCCTTAATACTGTTCATACTGGCCGGACTGATTACCGCCGGCTTCGCCCACGCCGAACAGGGCAACCCGTTTAATAATCCCGGCAAGTCCGAGGGCGTATTTCCTGGTGATGTCACCGTCGGAAAGACCCTCAAAACTCATCAAGGCTCAGACGTAGCAAGCGCAAACGCTATGACCCTGGGGGATGGAAATTTCTTTGATATTACCGGGACCACGACCATTAATACGATTACCTCGAAGGGCATTGGAACGATGGTTGTCCTTCAGTTTGACGCGATCCTTCAGCTCACCCATTCGGCTGATTTGGTTTTACCGACAGGGGCTAACATCACAACTGCCGCCGGGGATCTTGCGGCCTTCTATGAATATGCTTCAGGGGATTGGAGATGCCTGGATTATACGAGGGCTGACGGAACGGCTTTAGTGGGGGCTGGTACAGTCTGGGATGCCGGCGCGACTACTGAAATCCTTGTCGGCGGCGGCCCCGGGAGTGATCCTGTGTGGGGCGCAAATATCCCTACAGCCGTTACTATCGGGGCAAAATATATATATCGAGCTGACGGGACAGATGTCCCTATAGCTGATGGGGGCACAGGTGCGAGCACGGCTGCGGCTGCGTTCACTGCATTAAAACAATCTGCCACGACATCGGCTACAGGCGTGATGGAGATAGCCACGAATGATGAAGTGGCTGCGTTCACCGATGAAAACAGGGCGGTAACCCCTGAAGGGCTTGGCTACGCTATGGCGGGGCTGTTGGCATATGGTGTTTCGTGGGATGAGGATAATTCAAGCCCCACACTGACTCGTACAGGAGCCTTGGCAGGTATAGCAGCGGCATCAAGTCCAGGCAATGTTTGCTTACCTGTCCAAGCGGCTATGCGACGGTGCATTCTCAGCGATGCCGGAGTAGTGCAATATTACCTCTGTGCCACTGACAGCACGGATAAAGAGGACTGCTCTACTGCCTCCGTCTTAGACGGTACAGACGGCCAGGTTATGGTCGAAATCCCGAAGTTTTACTATAAATATTCATACGTTGCGGCCACAAATGTCCACTCTTGGAGCATATCAGGCGTTGCACTACCGGGCTACGAACCACATCCCGCGTTCTACAAAGACGGGGCCTGGGTAGATTACAGGTATATCGGGGCGTATGAGGGTGTCGGCTGGGATGATTCCGCAAGTGCTTATATTGACCACGGTAATACAGCGGCTACGGGATGGAGCGGCGGCACTATTGATACAGTTAATGATATACTTGGCAGTGTCAGTGGAAAAAACCCAATTACCGATGAGACACGGGCTGAGTTCAGGGCCATCGCCCTTAACCGTGGGGCTGGCTGGAGACAGCTCGACTTCTATTTAAACAGTGCCATTCAGTTACTTTATCTGGTTGAGTATGCGTCGTTTTATAGCCAGGATGTCATCGGCGAAGGTCGGACACAACTATCAAGCGGGACATGGGTAAACGGTAGTTATATTTCTGAGGGAGGATTGTCCAACGGGGATGGAAACGGAACCAATAATGCCGAATATTCGGGCGATGCCGACGATGTCGGTGCAGAAGATGCCTATATGACCTACCGTGGTATTGAAAACTTCTATGGCAATATTTATCAGTGGATTGATGGGATCAATATCAACAATAATATCCCGTATGTCTCCAACACGGAGACAGATTTTGCAGATGACACAACTACAGCGTACAGTCAATTATTAGATACCGGCGGCAGCGGGATTACACTGCATAACGGGGATGGTTATCAAACAACCTTAGAACAAACAAAAGGAGGATTCCTACCCTCTGCGGTTGGCGGGTCAAGCTCTACATATATTACTGATTACTATTATCAGTCTACCGGCTGGCGCGTGGTTAGCTTCGGCGGTAGTGCGGCTTACGGCTCGTACGCCGGAGCGTTTTGCGTCGTTGCGCATGCCGCGTCGTCGGATGACGTTGTGCATTTCGGCGGGCGGCTCTGCTTCTAATCGCAAATCGCAGAACGCACGCAACTTTTTACTGGTTTCAGGCTCCCCGGCTGGCGCGTGGTTAAATTCGGCAGTAATGCGAATAACAGCTCGAACACCGGAGCGTTTTACGTCAATGCGAATAACACGTCGTCGAATGACAATGTGAATATCGGCGGGCAGCTCAGCTTATGGATAAGCAAAAAAAGCTCATTGGAGTCTGAAACCATGCCTCTTGGCAAAACACAAAGCAAGGCCCGTTTTTGGTGCTGGTAGGCCGGAGGGTTCGAACGCTCCAGGGCGAAATAAGCAGCTTATGAAACGATACGGAAACTTGTATCACAAAATATACGATATGGACAATGTCCGCATGGCACATGAGAACGCCCGAAAGGGCAAAAGCCATTATCATGAGGTCCGCATGGTTGACGCGGACCCGGGGATGTATCTCGGACGGATACAGACGATGTTGAAGAATAAAATATTCAAAAACTCACATTATAAGGTGTTTGTGAAAAAGGGGCGGAAAGATCGGGTGATTCATAAACTGCCTTACTTTCCGGATCGGATCATTCACCATTGCATTGTGCAGGTTTGCGAGCCTATCTGGGTGCCCTGGCTAATTCCGGACACCCTGGCGTGTCTAAAGGGGCGCGGCATCCATAAGGGCGTAAAGTGTATAAAGCACGCCCTCAGGATCGATCCGGAGGGAACCCGCTATTGTCTCAAGATGGACGTGAAGAAGTTCTATCCGTCTCTTGACCACGGCATATTAAAGCGCATCCTGGCCCGAAAGATCAAAGACCCGGATGTGTTATGGCTGCTGGGACGGATTATAGATTCTACAGATAAGGGCGTACCCATCGGTAATTACCTGAGCCAGTATTTTGGCAATCTCTATCTTACCGGTCTGGACCACTGGATTAAGGAAAGCCTGGGATGCCGATATTATATCCGATACTGCGACGATATGGTGATTCTGGGAGCGGACAAAAGTAAACTACATGAGATCCGCAGAGAGATCGAGACCTACCTGATCGACAGATTAAGCTTAACTCTGAAATCTGACTGGCAGGTGTACCCTGTGGCTGCCCGCGGGATTGATTTTCTCGGGTATCGGTTTTTTCCGGGATACACGCTATTGCGGAAATCCACCGCATTTGAATTCAAACGGAAGATGCGCACTATTCGGAGGGGTAAATACGACGAAAAATATCCTGTATCCATTGCCAGTACGATTATGAGTTATCACGGATGGATGAGGCATGCTAATTGCCTCAATCTGTGGCACAGACATGTTGACGAAAAAATCAAGGGAATACTGGCGGATGTGTGTGAGAGAGGCGGGTTCAGTAACCCATTAGAAAAGAGATTCACATGACGATAGAATTGGCGGAAAAACGGAAGAAACGCTTTTCGGATTTTGCCACAGAGCCGCCTGTTTTAGATGGCGATAAAGTAAAGCTGGACACCATTTTGAATCAGGAAATTGAGATTGTCGGGTATCGTATTGGTGACAGTAATTATTCTAAAAACAAATCGGGTAAATATTTGACTCTGCAAATTAAGATTGAACACGAGGTGAAGATTGTTTTTACGGGGTCTGACGTACTAATAAAGCAAATCGAAAAATACGGGAATGAGATCCCATTTTCAGCAACCATTAAGAAGATAAACAGGTATTATATTTTTAGCTAAAGGAGATACTAAAATGAAAAAACTGCTCATAATCACAGCGTTTATCTGCCTACTCTGCCCGGCATCAACATTTGCTGAAACAGCGGAGTCCAAATCGTCACCGCCGACTATTCAGAAAATCGCACCGGAGAGTTACTATTATAATTACAACATCCAGGAAATCCAGAAGGACCCGGATGGTGATGGACCGATGGAGGCAGAGACTTTCTACCGGTATAACTACGTCACAATCCAGGGCAAGCCGTCCAAATTAAAAGTTTTAAACGCTATTGCAGAGGCAGAGTCCAGCACGGCTACGGTAGCTATTGAGGGTGTTGCCACAGATCGTACAACGGCACAAGACAAGCTTGCTCAGATATCAGCCATGACCTACGCGCAGATTGACACGCATGTTGACAGTACGTTCAGCGCTTTATCAACAGCACAGAAAAGCAGTTTAAAGAAGCTCTATAAGGCTGTTTTGGCGTTGATTAAGAATATGGATTTTGAATAGAGGATGAAATGACACGGAACGAGCTGCTCAGGGCCATGCTGGTTATGTCGGTAGTACTTAATGGACTGCTGTTTGTTCTGTGGTGGGTGAAATAAGGGAGGATAAAATGAAAGTATCAAGCACTGAAATATCGAGAGCGTTACAGGATCTGTGGCCTCACCTTACAGTGGGTTATGACAACCCCAGATCTATCTGGATACCACGATTCGATTACTGGGCGCCATCAAAGAAGAACGTGGATGAAATGATCGGTCAGCAATGGAATATGATAGCTAAGAATATAGAATATACCCACGATGTCTGGATGTGCACCAACATGGCGGCGGCTGTGGCAGTGGTGGCGGATCTCCACGTGCTTTGGTTACAGTCAATCAGGGCCTTTGAGCCTTCTGCTAAACTTGAATGGGCTGTGGCAGAAGTTTGGTGCACGAGGCTACATGGGCATAGAACAAGCCATGCCGTTAATCTGATTATGCTCGATACAAAAGAACTTTGGTTCTTTGAACCCCAACCGCATAAAGATGCTGATGGCGAGGTGTCTACTCCAGTGGATTTTGATGCCTGGAAAGCTGATCCCGAAAAAGACATGATTCATTTTTATAAACTTTAAAGGAGGTATGGAATAAAGTGATAACGAGTAAATTAAAAATAGTGGGAATTTAACGGAGGGTATTATGAAAAAAATAGCGATTATGATAACCGTCATTTTTATGGCGGTGTTGTTCCTGGGTGTTTCAGTTTCCGGCGCAGTGGAATCAGCTTCGCAATATAAGTCTGTTTACCCGATGGGTGGCTACAAGATGACGCATAATCCGGATAACGTAACTACGAAACTGGGTTTTCAGGGTGGCAGACAAAATACGTGGCTTTTCAGGTTTTATATCCCGCCTGCCGTAAAGGATAGAGTAAGCCTTGCCGTGTTCTGTCCCCAGAACCAGATGATCGGCGTGGTTGTACGGTTGGGGTTTCCGCCACAGTGCAATGTAGCTGGATATAGCACCAGTACCAGTGCATCAGAAGACTACTTTTACGGCTTGCCCTGGCTATCTGCTGCAGGTTTTTCTGGCGGCTCACTTCAGCAATTTAGAGATAATGATATACGTATCAGGAATCATTCCGGAACCATACCAATAGTCAAGGATTACAGTCCCTCATCAGACGGTGAATGGCTCTATGTAAAGGTGCTCTATGATGGCCGAAGCGCCCCTAACTTGGCAGCTTCCAATTTTGAGGTGACTATAGACACGAATGCCTATAAGGCATGGTATGCTACCGCAAGCTGGGATTCGAGCGGCAACCCCCTACCGAATGGAATAACCCCTACTCATACAGGTAATTGCAATTTCGTTTCTACCGGAGAGGATGATCCCCCTGTAGATAATGACCCTAATGATGACCCGTTTGCCCCATTCTGGCCGCCTTACAATCCCCCTATTGATCCTGACCCTGATCCGATAGTCCACGATCCTTCCGAGTGTAATTGGATGTGGTCACTGCCTGGTACAACCTTAATAGAAGCGTCCGGGTTGAGTATGACTTTTAAAGAGGGTGAAGATGCTGAGTGTCCGTGGGGGGCAGTAACGGTATCAATAGACGATATTTCCGTAGAATGGGAGTATGAGACTTCAAAGTATTTTCTGACCGTGTTTGGCACTGACATCAAACTTGTGTTCGCAAGAATGTGGGATGGCCGGTGGGTTTTGGTTTATGATCCTGTATTTGTGATGGAGGAATACAGGGAGTAATATGACCAGCAAACAACACCTCAGAGTATCCATAATCCACTTCGCGCTTGCAGGAGTGATATGCTTGTTCTGGATAATGGGAACATAAGGCACAACGTAACATTTATTATTAGCGTTGAAGATGATGCCTGTGTAGTGCAGGGTGCGCGATTTCAGATCGTGAGGCAATGAGTTGTTTATAATGAAATCTAACTGAGGTGCAGAAAATGCCTGGAGATAAACCAATATGCCCGCCATGCAAAGAACACACTGGAATTATGGAAGCAGTGGAGACCCTTAAAGAGGCTAAAACGTCCACAGAGAAGGCCATCAGACGCTTGTGGGAGGGCATTGAAAAGAAGGTTTCTCAACGATTATTTCTCACGCTCATGGGTCTGACAATATCCATCCTTATCATAATTGTAGGGTTTATTTACAATTCCCAGGCTAACCTTTTAAATAAAATGTTGGAGCAGGTTACAGGCCTGCAAATTGACATGGGAGTCGTAAAACATACGATTGAAATGTTGGGGAAGTGAGGTAAGGCCATAAAACCAATACTCAGACTCATCCGGCTTGAAGAGCGTACTAAATATGGAACCTTCGGGGTATTGCTGATCAGTGAAGAGGTGTTTTGCGTGACCTTGGAACCGCCTGATATGGAAAATGTTGCCGGCAGATCCTCAATCCCTGCCCAGCAATATACCTGTATCCGGCATAACTCCCCGCGATTTGGAGAGACGTTCAAAATTATAAATGTGCCCGGTCGTAAGAATATTCTTTTTCATCCGGGGAACCTGTTGCCGGACACCGCGGGCTGTATTGTTTTGGGACAGCATTTTGGGAGATTGCAGGGCAACCGAGGGGTGCTTGCTTCCGGTAAGACATTTACAACCTTTATGAAAATTCTAAGGGGTTATGATATTTGCCGTTTGACTATCCGCGAAGTGTATTAATGAAAGCACCAGGTTAAGAGGAGATTAAATCCATGAAAAAGGTAATCCTGATTATTTTAGCGTTTTTGGTTGGGGGCTGCGCCACTACACAGTTAGGACAAACCGAACAAACCCTTGAATCATCCGTAGAAACGCTGGCGATGGATTGGCCCCAAGCGTCTGGAGCTATTCGAGGTGGCCTGGATGAGGGGTATTTGCCTCAAAACATAATTGATAAATTGAACAAAATTGATAGTTGGTGGAAGGATGAAAAGGGCAATTGGATTCCCGCCGAGAAGATAGTCCTAACTGAATATCAAAAGTGGTTTATTGCGGGAGCGCGGCTTGCTCATATGGGTCCAATTTTACAGGCTATCATTCAACAGTATGCTCCAGGCCTTTTAAAATTACCACAGGTAATATCCGGGCTAACTTTCCTTGGATTAGGAGCCTTATAGTTATGAAATTTCTACATATCAGCGACCTGCATTTTCATCGTGACGGGGAGAATAACCAGGACGCAAACAGGCTGCTGAAAAACATAAAAGAGCGATACCCGGATCATGCAGTGATCATCACGGGCGATATCACAGACGATGGGCACAGGCAACAATATCAAAACGCCTTAGATGCGTTGGGGGCGTTTGCCGGTCGGGTGTTTATCGCTCCCGGCAATCATGATTTCGGCGCTGCAGGACATCTCTACAGCAGAAAAAAAGCCGATCTTTTTGACGATATGTTGGCCGCACCCCTCGGGCAGCGTGGCTTTTTCTCAGGCAATAACACCCCTGTGATTAATGATATTGACGGGGTCAGGCTGATCGCCCTGGACACAAACCTGGAAACCAATCACCCGTTTGATTTCGCCTGCGGGGAGATTGGGTTCAATCAACTATTTGCACTGGACAAAATATTAGACCGGGCCGATGACAGGGTGAAAATCCTGTTTTTCCATCACCATCCCTTCATATATAACAATCCATTCATGGAGCTAAGGGACGCCGGAAAACTGGCGCGTGTTCTCTACAATCGGGTTGATGTGATTCTGTTCGGCCACAAACACGAAATGATGGACTGGGAAAACCGATGGAATATTAAGTATATTCTTGCCTCGGATAATTCACCGGGGAAAAGCAAGGCAGGGGAGATTACTGTGGAAAATGGCAGGATAGGGATGAAATATGTTGAGATTTAACCTGCAAGGAGGGCTAAACCCATGACAACGGAACCGACCAAACCGTGGTGGAGCGTAAATATATCCGAGGAACTGACCATCGTGGCCCTAACCGTGATCGCCATGGGCGCCATGCTGATCCTCGGGGTAGAGAGTAAAGAGGCCGTGTCGGCCATAGGCGGCGGTCTGGTGGGGTATTTGGCACGGGGGAATAACGCGTAGGGATGTTGTGAGGTGAGGTAGTTTTTATGGCGACTGATGATGATAAACCGACGATAGATACTAATCCTCCGGTAAAGGAGTTTTCGGCTTTACAAGTCGAAGAAGATGACCCTTATCTGGAGAAGATTTTAGAAATTGTAAGGCCTGTGTTAAATAGGCTCGCAGAAATGTTTTTTCCTTTCCGAAGACGCGCGCCGATATCACTGAAAGACATTGCTGATAAATCAGCTCAGGACACGATGATTAAAATAGAGACAGGTGATCTGGAGCCTGAACTCAAAGCCTTTATGTGGAAACTGGTGAAGAAGATCGAGACCCGGGGCGGGGGGATTTAGTAGTTGACTCCCTCTCTGTAGGTCCAGAATTTAATTCCGTTATAAATAAAGCTTGTTTTCCCGCCAAACATCCCAGGGCTGTCGATTACCGTAACAACAAGACCTCCCTTCATGACAAGACATTTCTTACTGGAGATGTATGCATCAATGCTGTCATAATCTTTGGCAGTGATAAATCTGGTCACGTGATCCAGCCATTCTTCCTTTAGACATGCGAAATATCCATCATTTGTGGTGCATCTTGGAAATTTATATTTTTTTGCTTTTTTCACTGATTTAGCGGCTGGCCGAGATGGGATTGGAGCAGGTGTTTTTACAGGAGGTGCCTTTTTTTCCACAGACCCCGGCAGCAACTTGCATCCAGGCCCGGACTTTGTCGTAAACGTGACCTGCCCATCTGCATCGATGCATTTATAGATCTCAGCGCTTACATTCGGACCTTGTTTGACAGTCTCTGCCTCTTTCATTTTTGAATATTCATGCACCTCTAACGCCTGCGTATTAATCCAGAATCCCTGAATTCTTGAGCGCTTAAATTCGGAAGCAGCATAAGCCGTGCTATTGGCAGGCATATCTTTGACATACATAAAGACTGTGCCGGTTTTCCAGTTTTCACGATATTTTTTCCATGCTTCTTTCGAAACCTGTTTCAATTCTGATTCGGATGGAATCATGTCATGCTTGATTCGAATCCTTATGACCCCCCTTCTGATATTCGCGTAGCTCGTATCTTTTGAGTTTATGAACTTATAATCTATTCCAGCGAAGCCAAAGCCAAAGGACAATATAGCAAAACAAAACGCGCATAAAATGAGCCTAAATTTTTTCAACATAATATTTCCTTATTGGTGATTCCCAATAGTTGCTGTTACGCGCAATCTCTCTGGAATCTCAGGGCTTTCAGGCGGCGTTAAATAAACTGAATTACAATGTAGACGACAACGCACCTTGCCACATGGATGGCTCCTGGTTCCCATTACTGCCAAATGTCGGCACGCTGACGCTGATATGATTGCGATTTCATGGATTGTTCCCAATAGCAATGAGAACACGCGTGACTTTCCCCTTTTTTTCCTTGAATATCACGATGAAATTGCCAGGTTCACCACCGGTCCATAAAGAGAATTCACTATTGCCAATCCCTATGGTCTTAGGGAAACGTGAAATTAGTGACTTGCTGAAGTACAAACGCACAGTGCTTCCAGAAGATGGGGCCGAATAGCTCCTTATGAACTTGCTGTCACTGGGGATCATCTTCTCTATTTCAATCATAGCCTGTCGTTTTGCTATCCCTGTTTCTCCCCAGGATCTTTCAAAATGATTGACATTCTCATTCTGATATCCGACAAGATATCGCAATCCTTCATAAAGAGAGAACCCGCTACGCGCTTCTGACAGCCTATGTTGTGATTCCCAAGATTGCCGAGATATCCCTAAAGCTCCTGATGAAAAACCTTCTACACTTTGTATTGTGACTGTTGTTTCTGATATTATTTCCTCTTTTGTTATGCCAATTGCATGGCCATTGATAGCCTTTACACTGCCCTTGGAATCTACAGCCCACCTATAAACAGTGTAAGAAGAAAGACCGCCGATATGAATGGTCTTCTCTACTATGAATTGGTTGCCTGACTGTCTAACCGACCACCCCAAATCCTTTACTGCTGGAAGTTTCGTCTTATTCCGTATGTGATCACCGATGGTTCCACCTTTTGAACACGGGAATGATCTTACGATTCGTTTTGCATCAAGTTTTGATGCTATCGGTTCCGGTGGCGTCGGAATGGTTTCTACGTTCTTGGTGGTTTTTCGGGGTTTGGATGCCGAGCCCGACAGCAGCGTGCATCCCGGGCCAGGCTTTGTGGTGAATGTGACCTGGCCTTTTTCATCAATGCACTTATAGATCTCAGCGGCAGTCGGAGCTGAGATGAGAAATAGGGAGATGACAGTCGCAATAATGATTGAATTTTTCATGGGTATTGTCTCCGCTTATCTTAAATGTCAATCTCGATTGTTAACTAAGCTCTTTTCATCCGAAATAAGCCATATACGTATAGGCAATTTAAAGCGCTCAATAACAGCCTTGAGCCTAAGGAAGTATTTCCTGTCATTGCCTCTATGTAGTATTAAAGCAATTCCTGCTTTTTTTCCTGTTTTTAGAGAATAATGTAGGCTTTGTCCTATAGCATGGTGCCAACGCTCCGCGAATTCAATTTCAACCGCATGGGTCGCAGTCACACAATCACATCGGGTTTGATCTTCGAGCGCTATTTCAACGCGACCACCATTCTCAAAACACCATTTATCTTGATACCATCTTTCAGGTTGGCGTTCATTTTCACCCGCTTTAGCAGGCCCTGCCAGGGCCAATAAAATAGCTATCAGGTGCAGGTAGGGCTTAATGTACCGTCGCAGCATATCACCCTTCCGGTTTCCTGATTACAGCCGCAAACCCCTCCATGATGCGAGCAACAACCTCTTTTCTCCAATATATTATTGAAACTCGCGTCCGACTGAATCGTGGGTTCATATTGGGTACCTGTTCTATTGGCTCCGCCGCTTCCTGACAAAAAAAGAAAAAACAGTGAAAAACAAATGGTTAATATGATAGCTCTTTTCATGATATTCCCCTTTCCATATGCATGGTACGGTTAGCATTAAACAAGAGTCCCAAAATTTACATGGCAAATGTTTCCCTGTTTACGCGTTATTCCCCTTCCGCAGGGTTCTCCGGCTCGTGTAATAAATCGTCTGCGTTTTTTTCAGTGTTGAGTTGTTTAGTTAATTGATCGACCTGTTTTTCCAGTTTCTTCAAACGTGTCTTATCCCTTACCTGCTCGAAAAACTGCGTGATATTGGATTTGAGCGCTTCTATGGTGGCCCTTTCGCCGCTGGACAGGATCTCCTTCACCGCGTCAATGTATTCCGAATCCGGCCGATCACGCTCAATAACCGCCTTCACTGCAAATTCTTGGCCGGTTGGTAATGTATAGAGATGTGGCCGGCTGTCAGGGCCCGGGAGACCTGTGTCGTAAGGGGCTTCGGGGAAAGGCTTAACTGTGGTCAACCATTTATCTTTTGAAAAATATGCTTTTTCGATGTGTTTAAGCCCATTCTTTGAAATCCGGTCTCTGTTGATCCAGGTTGATATCAGAATTCGCTTAATTCCAATCTTTTCTGCAAGAGTTGTTTTCCAACCCTTTTCTATTGTAATATCAAATAGTTGGGCCAATTGCATAAAAGCTATTTCTGTTTTATTTGCAAAACGTTGCATTTTTTCCTTGACAAACGTTACAAGCCCTGTATAAACTCCCTCTCACCGAACAAAAACCCTACATAATCAACCAAAAACATACAGGAAAAGGGGACTAAAATCATGCCAGCAACACCTGATAGGGCTCCCCACTGGGACAGATTTTTGAAGCAAATAGTTTCCAAAGAAGGTGTGGAAAGTCTCAGACTATTTTTTGCCAGGTCAATGGATTGTGCTGCTTTCGTGGCGAGCAACGTCCATGGCGCCTTTGACCAGCCAGGCAAGAATTCCAGGGGCCTCTTCACGAAGATCATTAAGTAGTTTTTCGGCCTCATTTGCTGGGATTACCTGATCCCAATTTCCGCCCGGATGTGCTTCACGGAAGGTGGAAAGCAGGTCTGCAATCTCTTGCTCTGGTTTACCGGAAACCTCGGAAATAATTTGAATAAACAATTTTGCATAAGTCATGGAAAATCCTTCTCACAATCAACCAAAAACATACAGAAAAGAGGGGGTTGGGATTATGCCGAAACAAGAAATAGAATATAATCTCAAAATAACATTCGAGCCTGAGACAAAGCGGGTCTTATCAAAACTAACCGTTAATTTGGAAACCATATATCAACTGTTGAAGCAAAATAGGGATTTACTGGCCAAGGCTCTTCAGAGTTCGCTGGAGATCGTCAAGACTCCGCTGGATGGGCCGGAGGGCGTCTCCGGAGAGGTTGAACGAGACGCCACACAGACATGAGATGCTCTTTCCGGGTATTGCATTCCTGGCGGCCAACTTTGTTTTCCTTTTGCATTCAGGACAACCGATTATGAGCGTAGCATTCATCTTTTTGTCAATATCTAAGTCAATTGTGGGATCTTTCATTATCAACCTCCAGTAGAAAGGGATGCACCATGCCGAAACAGACGTTTGAACAGGCCCTTACAGATATTTTTCCGGCAGAAACAGTCTCTTATATTAGAAGGCTTTTCGCCTATGCCTTGTTCGCATGTGCCATAGACAATACATCTGCGAAGCCTTTTTCAAATGACCGAGAAAACCCCGATGGATCTGCCCTTGCGGCATCCCGCAATTTATCAGCATCTTCAGGAGAAATCTCTTGATACAAAATACTTTCATTCTCCATATGTTGCTCGTAAACCAGCATTTTCGCCAATATGAGGTCTTTGGATGCGCCCGTTGTCTCTGCGGCGAGTTCTGCAAAAAGGTCGACGTATCTCATATCGGAATTAGCTCAACTTTGGGGGAAATCAATGTTTAAACGTATCAAACTGTATAAATTTATACAAGGAGAAAAAAACCGGAACCGGGCCGCACTTAGGTGTTTAAGCCTGATCGGTTTCTCATTACCCGCGGTGCGCGATATGCTCTTTAAGGGCAACAAAATCAAGCTAAATGCATTGGCAGAGGATCATGGGATCGTATCGAGTACCCTATACAACACAATCAAGGGCATAAGGCACAGTTCTAATGCCCAGCAAATAAGCGCCGGCGCCCTCGGTCTGGATGTGAAAGAATTGTACCCTGAACAGTAGAATAAGCCGGGAGCCGATGATTTAACATAAACCCTGCCACAATCAATTGCGAGGACTGAATGGATAACAAAAAGACCCCCCCTTTGACGCCCCGCGGATTCATTTCCGCGTTTCGTGACCTTGTCGGAGATACCTACCTTATTAAGCTTTTCGGTTTATCACCCCATAAGAATAGTGGCCCCCGCAGCCTGTGTCGATGGACTGCAAAACGGCCGTATGTCGATGAGGATTCAATCCGCGAAAACTGGATAGAGAAGCATGAGAAAGTGTTGAAGCGTCTCCTACAGGAGCCCGGGGGCCTGGAAATAGCCAGGGCATTGGTGGCACGCCATGCTTATATTGTGGGCTGCGAGCTGTCTGTCAAAACAGAGATTTTGCCTGATAAGGCTACAATGGAGGATGAGTGTCTGGATGATTATCCGGCGATTACAAGGTTTCATGAATCAATTCGGGATATAAATCCGGTCCCACGGGTCAGGCACCTCTGGACAGAGGCTAAAAGAGAGTTGGATGAGACGCTTGCGTTCTACGAAGGAACAAGAGGGGAGGGAAAAGAGGATGTCTGAGAAAAAAGCCAAACAAAAGAGACAGGACGGACCACCACAGCCAAAGATTTTTAGACAGATCAACGCCACATTTTTTGATGGAGGCGGTATGAGGGTTTCGGGCTTCCCGCTTGAATTCAAATCCGCCATGCTTTGTGCGCATTTCATCACCGCGAACATCGCCGACTACTTTGTCAAAGCTGCTAAGGATGGCCGTCTGAAAACGGTATCGCCGAAAAACCAAGGATCATTCTCCCGGGCCCGGGCTTAAATTGAAAAAACATCACATAGGTTTAATTGGCACCCACGGTACAGGCAAGACCACCTATGCCAACCATATCTATCGAAAGTTAACCGGGTTGTTTCCGGACAATACCATTGCCCTGGTCTCGGGGATCGCCAGGCAATGCCCACTTCCGGTCAACAGGCAAACGTCCGAGGCGGCACAGCTTTGGATCTTCCATCACCACATACAGCGAGAGATTGAGGCCAAGGATGAGGCCGAGGCTGAATATATCATTTGCGACAGGACCGTCCTGGATAACCTCGCCTATGCCGAGGCCGCCGGCCTTAGCGACGTTGTAGACGCATGCTTCCCGATGGCCCTCTGGTGGCTGGAGAAGTACACGGAGCTTGTCTGGTTTTCTCCGGTACCTGGTAGACTTACAGAGGATGGCTTCAGGGACACAAATCCAGTCTTTCAGCTTGAGATCCATAATATCCTGGCCGATTGGATTCAGTCATTTGATATTTTTGTAATGGAAGTGAATCAGGGCTATAAACATCTAATGGAAACGCTGAGGAAATTGAGATAGAAAATATTACGAGAAGTTTCTCTCGTTTTCTTTCTCCCCTTTCCCCCTTCTATTTTATTTTCTTCCCAACCTCCATTACGGTAGGTAGGGGGAGAAAAGCGGCGGGTCCTTCCTGGCACCTAAAACTATACGGCACAAAGATG